GTCATTTATCTTGATGAGGCACTTCCTGCTGATATTCCGCTGAACCTTGCTGTAGCTTTGGAAGCGACTGATCTTCCAACTCTCCCGGTTATGTATCGTGTTATGAACCTTACTGTCGATGATGACGGTGAGCGTATCGCTATCAGCGCACTCCAAGTAGATACTGGTAAATGGGATGCCGCAGATAACGTCAGCAAGGAAGACACTGTATTCCAAGATTTGACTGGAGTGGTGCCTGTTCCTGAACCTCCTGAGAGTGGACAGTTACTTTCTCTCGTTCGCGTTCCAGCTAATCAGGGAAGCAATGTTGATCTCGTTGCAACTTGGATTCGTCCATCTAGCGCTTTTGTCAGTGGTTTTCGAGTTCGCTATAGTATTAATGGCGGCGCATGGAAAATTGGAGTTGATAAAACTCAAGAACCAACTTTTGAGTTAGTTAATCCTGTTCCGGGTAACTATCAATTTGAGATTTGTACTATTGATCGTCGTGGAGGGTATTCCGAACCTCTACTTGGTAACATGCTTGTTACCCAAGATTTGATTAATGCTGCTCAGATTTATTACGTTGATGACACTGGTACTCCGCTATTGCCGATTAACGATTTGAAACCTGCTGAACCGGGGTCGGACGTAACTGGAAATAATACCGCCAATGATACCAACAATGTCGCTGGTGTTCCTGCGCAGGATATTGTGGATGGCATTGCCAATGCTCTCCCTGTTGATACGGTAGCCCCCTCTGCACCAACTCTTCCTGCCACGCCTTTGACTTTCTCTAGTTCAATCGATCCGGTTAGCGGCCAGCCGGTTATCAAGATGACATTCACTTGGAATGCTAATTCTGAACCCGATCTTGCTGGTTACGACATTGAATTTAAGGAAGCCTCTGGCTCTTTTATTGGTGGTTATTCTGCTACCAAATCTCAGCACTCAATCACAATAACGGTTAAAGCAAATACTGCTTATTCGGCCCATGTCCGAGCGTTCGACACGCAGGGTAATGTGGGTGGATTTAGTGCAACCGCTGGCCCCACGACTAGCACCAAAGACAATGTTGCTCCTGCTGCGCCTGTTATGGCTACGCCCTTGGCGGCAGTCGGCGGAGCATTCCTGAAATGGACTAATCCTTCTGATCTCGATGTAGACAAGATCAAAGTCTATCAGAACACAACAAATAATAGCGGAACCGCAACTTTGATTGCGACTGTGAATGCTGCCCCCAGCACGGCTGGCGGTTACGCTGTCACTGGCGTCACAACAGGTGGACTTCGATATTACTGGACTAAGGCTACAGATACCTCGGGCAACGACTCTGGATTTAGCAACGGCGTATCTGTAACGATCCCCCAAGCAGTTGCGGCAGATATCGCAGATGGGTCGTTGGTGGCGAGCAAGCTGGCTGATGCTACGATCACTGCCCAGAAAATTGCCGCAGGACTGTCGTTCGTCGAAAATTTCACCGGATCGCTACCGACCACAGGAAACTATGAGGGGCGCACCGGAACGCTATCGGGTAAGCTGTACCGTTATACCGGAGGTGCATGGACGGCGAGTGTAGCAGCTTCCGATATTTCGGGGGCGCTTCAGGATGCACAGGTTGCGTCATTGGCAGCTTCGAAAATTACTGGTCAACTTACCGATAGTCAGATCGCGCAACTCGCTGCGTCGAAGGTATCCGGGCAACTGACTGACAGCCAACTTGCCGCGATCAGTGCTGCAAAGGTGACGGGTCAGTTGGTCGACAGCCAGCTTGCTGCTGTCTCGGCTGCGAAGGTGACAGGGACACTTACTGATGCGCAGCTTTCCGCGATTAGCGCAGCCAAGGTAACGGGGCAAATCACTAGTACGCAGATCACCAACAACGCGATCACCACCGCCAAGCTGGCGGCTGGCGCGGTGACGGCGGCGCAGATCGCCGCGAACACGATCACAGCGGCACAAGTCGCGGCGGGCACGCTGACGGCCACTGAATTGGCATCCAAGTCGATTACGGTCGACAAGCTCGTTGTGACAGCTACGGGCAGCACCAACGCGGACCCGTATTTTGAGGATGCAACCGCATGGCCGCAAAACCTCAACTCCGGCACCAAAACGATCACCGATGGCCTTCGCGGCCCGAACGTCGTCTATACCCAAAACCAGTATAGCGCCGTCGTCGCGCCGACTTCGACCTTGCGCGCGATCGACCCGACCAAGAACTACACCATTCAGTGCACGATGCGACGCCTGTCTGGCACTGGCGTATTCTACGGCATCGTTCGGTTCTACGATGCCAACTTGCAGCCGATCAGTTCAACCGGAAACAATTTCGGCTGGCCGAGCAACGGCGCGAATTTCTATTGGCCCTCGGGCTATCAGCCGCCCGACACGAACTGGCAGACGCTGACCACACAGTTCGGTCCTGACTACACCATGAAAGTGCCCGCGAACGCTGCTTATGTGCTGGTCGGTTTCTTGCTCAACTACAACATTGCTGAGACATGCGAAACACAGGTCAACGAGTATCGCATCCGCCCGATGGTGGCCGCAGAACTTATTGTAAACGGCACAATTACGGCTGCTCAGATCGCTGCTGATACAATTACGGCTGCGCAGATTGCGGCTGGGGCTGTTACTACCAATGAGATCGCTGCTTCGACCATCACTGGCGCGAATATTCATGCCGCAACCATCACCGGGAGCCATTTGGTTGCCAACACGATCACTGCTGGTCAAATTGCTGCACAGACAATTACCGCGACACAGATCGCATCAGGCACAATCACTGCTTCGCAGATCGCGGCTGGTTCAATCACGGGCGATCGTTTAGTCGCCAACACGATCACAGCCTCGCAAATTGCGGTTGGCACGATTGGTCCTGACTTGCTCTATAATGGGTATGGTCAGACCGGGAATATAGATGGCTGGGCAGCACTCCAAACTACTGGAAATCCGACGACACTAGCAGTGTCCACAGGCTCCTATGATCGCGGCACTACTCATCTTCTGATGACAAAAGGTGCGGTATCAGACGGCGCTGGTTGGGCACCTAAACCAATACCTGTTATACCGGGTAAGCAGTATAATGTTCGTATTGCTTTTAATGGGAGTGCCGGGACAGCAAGCGGACTTTATCTCCGCATGTTTTCTGGAACCAGTTCTGTCAATAATTATAGCGGTAATATGACAGAGCTTGTGCCGGGTAGTTCAGCAATTCCCGGTTCACGAACCATCTATAACGTCACATGGACATGCCCATCGACTGACGGTTGGGCGCAGCCGACCGTGTATAACTGGACCGGCGGCCCCCTTCAAATGGCATTCTCCGTTGAGATGACCGAAATGATCGCCGGGGTGCTGATCCAGAGTGGTGCAGTCACGGCTGATAAAATCGCTGCAAACAGTATTACGGCGGGGCAGATTGCTAGTGGAACGATCACAGGAGACTTGATCGCAGCCAATACGATCACTGCCAACAAGTTGGTGATTGCCTCGAATAATCTTATCGCCAACAGCGATTTTTCGACTGGGGATTTAACGGCTTGGCGACCGTGGAATGCGGTAGCGAATGTATCAGTTATTTCTTCTTCGGGATTTGCCACAGCATTCAAACCACCGAGCCGGTATGTCTGCCAATATACGCAGAACGGCAGCACTGTTTCGATGTTCAACGGGCAAATCGCCTATAGCGATCCGGGGGCTGATCAGAGCGCTATCGCTGTCCAGCCGGGAAAACGCTATTATGTATCGATTGATGCCCTAGCGGAGAGTACGTTTGTTGGTAATCCACTAGTTTACGCCTATTTCGCCCTAGCTGATGGTACGATATCCAGCCCAGCCGTGGCTGTGAATATGGCAGGCGTTACGTCAGGGGGTTGGGCGACGACTGTTGGCGGGATCACAGCGCCTGCGAATGCTACGCGGGTGTGGTTCTATGTTTACATTTCCGGTTTCACCGCAGGCCACTTCTGGTGGACCAACCTAAATTGCCGAGAAATGGCCTCGGCTGAGTTAATTGTTGATGGAACGATCACTGGGGCCAAGATCGCTGCACAGACTATCTCGGCCACAAACATTGCATCAGGCACGATCACGGCCACGCAGATCGCTGCGGCTACTATCACTGGCACTCAGATCGCGGCTGGAACGATTACCGGCGATAAGATCAACAGTGCGACGAGCCTACCTGCAAGTCTGACGATCGGCACAACCGGATTTAGCCTTGAGACGGTGCGCGCGCAGGCGATGAACACCAGTGTCGTCAATCTGTATGATGTAAGATATCAATCAAATGGAACGATAAATTATACCATCACAGGCAATACTGTCACCCATACTAATGCTGGAACGGGGTGGACTGGTAATGCTTATAGTAGAGAGTATTATATCGGTGCCGCGACTGTTTCGTTCAAAACACCGTATTCGCAACACGCTATGGTCGGGTTGACTGATAGCCCGACTTATGGTGCTACCACAAGTGAGTATTCATATCTTGACTACGCGATTTATGTTACAGCAGGTTCCGTAGCAATATATGAGAGTGGAACAGCCGTTGCCAGTGGCATAAGCGGCTATAATGACAATACACAATACCAAGTAGTCTATGACGGTGCTACGGTTAAATACTATGCCGATGGGACGTTGCTGCGATCTGTCGCTACGGCGCCTAACCGTAAGTTCTATTTCGGAACTTGTATTTATGAGCAAGGCAACGCGGTTACGAACATCCAGTTCGGATCGACGACTGACAACAGCCTCGCCAATACCGACCCAGCGGCTCGGATCAACGCCTACACGACGCTGATCCAGCCGGGCAAGCTACTGCTCTCCGGCGCGACCACGTTCAGTTCATGGCTCAACGGCAGTGACAACACTTTGATCGAGGGCGGCAAAATCGCCGCCAATACGATCGCGGTCAATTCGCTAAAGGTAGGCGCGCGCGGGATCACGATCAGCCAGATCGATTTTCAGGTGAACGCGGCGGGAACGGCGCTATCGTGGTCCGCTGGCTATATCGTGTGGACCAACGATAGCGGCGTTTCGACTGCGACCGCAATCAGCGCAGGAAGCACCAGCAGCGTCGGATATGTATATTGGAGCAAGGGAGCATCGGCGCTTAGCTTCACCAGCAGTTATGCAACCGCTAATGGACCTGACGTTGTTTGCCTCGCCGTCTATAATGGCGGCAAGCAGTTTAACGCCAACTACGGTGGGACGATCATTGATGGCACTCGGATCACAACGGGTACGATTACAGCAGCTCAAATTGCAGCCAATACGATCACCGCTGCACAGATCGCGGCTGGTGCAATCGGTGTAAATCAGCTTGCTGCTAATTCTGTGACGGCTGCGGCTATTGCTGCGGGATCAGTAACGGCTGCTAAATTAAATGTCACTTCATTAGACGCAATTACAGCTAATCTTGGTACAATGACTTCAACGGCAGGTGATGGTAGTATCACAATTGTAAGTGGTTGGGGGGTTGTTCAGAAAGATAGTTCTGGTCATGTGCGGGCAGCCTTTGGTAATCTCACACAACTTGGAGTTTGAAATGGCTGATGTTTATGGTTTTAGAGCTTGGGATGCCTCCGGTAATATAACACAGGATATTACAGATCGCTTACCTCGAATTATCGGTGTTCTTACACTATCATCTAATGGAAGCGTTATTATAAATGAGGCAGGTTCTCAGAACGATATTTTTTTTAATGTCGTTTCTCTTAGTTCCAATCCAGTTGTTCCTAATATTTCGGTAAGTGGTACAACCCTTAGTTGGAGTAATATTGATGGAACTTGGGCAACACAAGCAATTCTAATTTATGGAGTTTATTAAGTGACCGCCTCTTACTTTAAGGTTCTAAATACTGCTGGTATTGTTCAGATAAGTGATGATTATCACAACCTTGCTTTTATTCAAAAATCTATAGTAACTACTACAACTTCGATATTTACTAACGGATCTACTGTAACTGTATCGGGAGGAACCTTTACATATACAGGAACTACTCCCATCATTGCTATTCGTTCATCGGCTTTAGCTACAATTACCGGAGCATCTAAATCAGGGTCAACATGGACATATAGTTTTGCAATTGCAGGGCCTATTGGATCAACAGCAACAATCTATATTTTTGATGAGCCGCAGGCGCTTTCTGGAAATGAATATGGCCTGATAGTAAAAAATGCTTCTAATAAAATCGTTTACGATAGTAATCAAAAATACATGAAATTAGTGGATTTTCAATATCTTACTATGCCAAATAGCGGAACCATAGGTGTTGGGGGTCTACCAACACCTCCTTCTTATACCTATACAGGAAATAGTTCGAAAGTTTATGCCGCTGTATTTGCCAGACCCGGAGGGTATACCATCACATATCCGGGTGGGCCGGGGGTGCCCTCGCAGACGCAATCTTTCGTACTCGGTGCAAAATATACCTCTTCAGGAATTGAGTTTGATATGATGAGCTTCGGCGTTATACCCTCCTATAATTACGGAAACTCCGCAATTATGGTAATTGACGTCACTAATTATTGAAGCTACTAAATACAGCCTCTTCAGTTAGAAAAAGGAAATTTCATGTCGACTAATGCCACCCAGTTCAAAAACCTCAAGGAAGAAAATGCTGCGCTGCAAGCGCATATTGCCTCGCTTAACGAACAATCTCGTGATCAGGAAATCAAGATCACGGTGATGAACGCCAAGCTTAATGAAGCGAATGAAGAGAACCTCTCTCTTCGTGTCATGGCTTCCAAGTTCAACATTCGGATCAAAGAACTTGAAGAGATGTTTACTAACTTTACGCCAGTGCCTGCTCCGGCCACAGAAGAGGAATCTGAATAATGGCTACTGATAATGAGACGACTGCACTTGAACACGTCGAAGGCGTGTTTGACCCCATTATCGCCGCTAACAACGCGGCTATCCAGAAGCTTGATGAAGCGATCGGCATGAACCCCGATATCACTTCATCCATTGCGCAACAGATGCTCGGTTGGCGTAACCAGCTTGCGGCTTTTTCACCCACTTACGATTCGCTGAAATCAGCACTTTCAACTTTAGCCCCTCCTCCTGAGGAGGCTCCGCCTTCGTCGTAAACGAAAGGCCCCCGATCGGGGGCCTTTTTCTATTCATCGAACTTCCCAGTATCGCCGAATCGTCGGATTAGTTCTCCCGCAGGACCAGCCTTAGGCCGATCATCCTTGAGATTACCTGTGTGCATCGCATCAGCCAAAATGCCGAGACAAGCGCGGGCATGACCGATATGATAGCAACCTGAAATTGGATCGATATCTTCTCCGTCGAGAAGCTGCTGCAAGTGTCGCATACAGGCTGCAATATAGACTCGCATAAGAACTGGATTTTCACGCCAGTTATAGGGACCGTATTTGCGCGCGCCATCCATCATAGCCTGAGCTTCAAGGAGAATGCCAGCGGCAGGAACAAGGCTAATATCAGGCTTACTAGCACCGATCAGGTCTTTTGGATTAATGGCGGTCTTATCATCTTTCATACTGAAACCTCCGCTTTAATGGGTGGATGAGAATCATATCCTTCAACTTTAATGTCTTCAGCAGTTAGAGCAAACAAGCCTCGATCCTCATCGGTAATAAACAAAGTAGGAAAAGGCTTTGGCGTCCGCGTAAGCTGTTCCTTTGCTTGCTCAACATGATTGGCATAGAGATGAAGATCGCCGAAGGTGTGGATGAACTCACCTACTTCCAAACCAGCTTCGCGCGCAATCAGATGCGTCAGGATAGCGTAGCTTGCAATGTTGAACGGCACACCTAGAAAGATGTCCGCTGATCGCTGATACAACTGGCAGGAGAGCTTGCCCTCGTCTACGTAGAACTGGAACAGGCAGTGGCACGGCCTTAAAGCCATAGCGCCAAGATCGCCGACGTTCCAAGCACTGACAATATGCCCACGATCATTAGGGCGATCTTTGAGGCTTCTCACTATTCGAGATATCTGATCGACGTAACCGTCCAAACCCTCCCAGCTACGCCATTGCGCCCCATAGACTGGTCCAAGATCACCTTCATCGTCAGCCCATTCATTCCAAATGGTCACGCCTTGGTCGGTTAAAGCCTTAATGTTCGTATCGCCTGAGAGCATCCACAGAAGCTCAGCAATGACGCCCTTTAACCACACTCGCTTGGTCGTTAAAACAGGCAAACCTTCGTTCAAGTCGAATCGAATTTGACGACCAAATACGCTGTAGGTGCCTGTGCCTGTCCGATCCTCCCGAGGAGTTGGGTCGGCATCAGCCTTGTCAACCAGTTCTTGAAGCAGGCCAAGATACTGTAGCTCACCGTGGTAAGGTTCATTGCCGTTGCGCAACATAGTCGCTTCGACATTTAGAACTGCGCTACCAGCGATAGGCTGAAAGATACCGGCAGTAGGATCGACAATCGCTCCGCCATTGCTCATGATCAGGTCATAACGCATCAGACAATCTCCGGCGTGAAATATCCTACACGATCATGCGCCTGAACTTTACGAGGAATGGAATACAAGATGAGCCATGAACCATCGCGGCCCGTAGCCATTTCATGTGTTCCAGCCTCATAATCAGCACGAGCTTTTGCAATAGCAGGATCAGTATTATCCCACTCTCGTTCATCGGCGCGCCGACGTGCTACGACATACTGCTGAATATCCGGCCTGCCAAATCCGCCATATTGTTCTTCAGAACGATTTAGGCGATCTTTGTTCTGCTCAATGATCTGAAATACGTCTGCGACATCGATGCCAACAGATCGTGATGCTTTGAACGGGCTAAAACGCTTTGGGTTCTGACTGTGCAGCCGCAAGACCTCGTCCACAATCTCAGGGGTAATCATACTCACAAGTTGTTCTCCTTATGAGACAAGGGTTAGACCTGTGCTGCACAGTCAAGCAATTTCATAATCAGGGATTACTCAGTGTTACAATGTGGTCCGCCACATCTGCCCCTCTGTGAGTAATCAAGATGATTTGCTTCAAATGATCTTTGAGGCTAACCATTGCTTCCAACACAGCTTCACGGCGAATGCTATCAGCGTCAGCATCCATTTCATCCCCAAAAAATACCGGGAAGGTCTGTGCGACCAGCACCTGTCCTAGCGCAATGCGTAATGCTATGTTGGCGACTGTCTCATAGCCTCCAGATAGCGTTTCAAGGGCTTGACCGTCCACGGTTATTTCCATGTCCTCGTCTACGACGATTTCATTATATTTGCCGTGCGTCATATCCTGAATCAAAGCCGAGGCTACGCTCGACAATCTAGGAGCAAGCATAGCTTTCAATACAGTACGAGCGTCAAGGATAGCTTCGGCCCCCTTGCGGAACTCCTCAGCCATATCCGCCGCCTCTTTGATCTTGGCAGATGTCGTTTCAAAGACGTCTATCAGGGATTGGTAGGAGGCTAAGTCTCTTTCATAGGCCCTGCTGGCAGCCACAGCGTCGCTGAGAGCATCTAGCTCACTATCAGGTATGGGAGGGCCTAATTCCTCTAGAGCCTCTGTAAGGGCCTTATTTGAGCGATTTTGGTCCTCATAGCGAATCATGGCTCGATCAAATGTGAGCCAATCGCGCTTGGCATCGAGCAATTTCTGCAATTCGCTGCTGACATCTACGGCCTTGGGCAATTCATAAAGCTCGATTTGAGCCTCTTTCGATCGAAGCTGTCGATGATGCGCTTGTTCAAACTCCTGTATTTGAGACATAGTTAGATCAGGACCATCAGGAATGCTGATCGAACCTTCACCCGGAATAAATTCAGAACCACAGTCAGGGCACGTCACAGCTTTCTTGGCGTGAACAAGAGCCGCGTTTCTATCTCGGGCCATCTTTAGTTCCAGATGGGTATATGGCACGGGTTCCTTTGGGCCAGAATCGATTATCGACTGCAACTGCCTCTGTTTAAGAGTGAGTGCCGTATAATCCTTATCTAACTGCTCAAGCCGCTCAACCTCTAAGGGGTCAGGACAATCGACATCAGGTTTCACAGGAGTTGGAACTAAAACGATCTGCCTTTCCAGCAGGCGATATTGATCACGATGCTGACGCACAGCTTTAAGCCGAGCTTCGAGCGTGGCACAATCTTCATAGCCTTCAGGCTTTTCAGGTTCGTCCGGTGCGCGCAACACTTTGGTTAGTGCTTCGGCCTCGCGCTTGAGCGTCTTGGTTTCCTCGCGGCAGGCTTTCTCTACGACCTCGTAGGACGTAATGTTCACAACCTCATCGATCATGCGTTTACGCTCAGACGGTTTCATTTGGCCAAAGGCGTCGGCTCTCTTCTGGACGGAGGCGTTGCATATGTCGAAGACCTTCAAGCCATATCCCATAAGCTCGGTCATCTTTGCCGTGACAGCTTCAGCCCCTACAGCCAGTTCTGTTCCGGCTGCGTCTTGGACCCACTCCTTCTTTCCACGATGAACAGTATATCGGGCACCGCGTATTTCCATGATCGCTGTAGCGGTCAATTTGGAATAGTCTGAGGCTGACCCTCGCAGCGCCTTCTTCCCATAGAGAAGATAGCGAGTGAGTTCGATTGTCGAGAAGGTCTTGCCAACGCCATTCGGACCAACCACGGCGGTTAGACCTGTTTGGGGTTGAAACTTACCCTTGAGTGTGATTCCGCTTACAGGGAATGTGACATGGTAGGAAATTTCTATCAGCATGAGGTTTCCTATAAAAAGTATGTCTTGTATATTCATTTCTAATTTTAGACTATGACTGAGTAATAAGAGGAAAACTACCCTTTTGTGAGGAGCGATTTATGACCCCCCTCGTGCAGCAGATAATTGATGGTGTGATTGCCGTTGAAGGCGGATATACCAATAATCCCAATGACCCCGGCGGTCCAACCAATTATGGAATAACGGAAAAAGAAGCGCGGTTGGCTGGCTACAACGGTGATATGCGCGATCTTCCTAGGAGTATGGCGGTCCAATTCTATTACAACGACTATGTTGTGAAACCAAATTTCGATGACGTGCTGGCAATGAACGAGAAAATCGGTGCTGAGCTAATCGACAGCGGCATTAATTGCGGTGTTGGTCGAGCGGCTGAGTGGCTGCAAACGGCTCTTAATGCTCTCAATACTCAAGGTAGAGACTATGCTAATATCAGCGTAGACGGGGATATTGGTAGCGGCACTCTCGGCGCATTGAAATCTTTTCTCAACCGGCGCGGTTCTCGTGCAACTGATATCATGCTGAAGGCTTTAGACTGTCAGCAAGGAGCTTACTATATCAGCCTTGCCCAAAATGACAGTAAGTATGAAGTGTTTTTGAACGGCTGGCTCGATAATAGGATCGAGAATGTGCCAAGGTAGGGCTTTATGGTTGACTCCTCTAGGGATGTTCTATTCATTCTCAACCTAACCAAGATGATCCTTGACATCATCGGTTTCTATGTGTTGGTCACACGGGTAAGAAGTCGGGAATTTTCTAGGTTCGCTGGAGCCTTCATTTTCCTGATTATGCTTGTTTGTCAGATCGCCACAGCGTGGACCGTTCTGATGGTAAACGGTGACAGAACGATTGTATGGTAGATTCGCAGACCCTGCTTGACAAACATGAATCCAACTTTCGTTGGACCATTTTGGCATTTGCCCTGTTCGCAGCTTTAGTCTCGGGCCTTGTCATTTGGCAGCTTGCAGAAACGTCCCCCAATCATTGGTGCGGTTTGGCTAAGGCTGCCTCGCCAGAGATCAGCGCGGCTTGTGTCACGCTGCTTGAAAAGCTTCTTGAAATCAAAGATCACGTAATCATTGGCCTAATGTGCATTTTAGGTATCATCGTTATTGGTACGGTGGCCGTTGCCTTGGGGTTGAAGATTACGGGGTCGGCCCCCGGTGGACTAAGCGTTGGGGTTACTCCCGAGAAAGCTACAGCGGACACTTCTGAAGGTCTGCACGTTGAAGTCCCAATCCCACAAGGAAAAATTAACGATGTCCCTCCTCGCACCCCTTGAAGGCCAACTATGGAAGATCGCTACTGGCGCAGCCGGTTTGATTTCTCTCATCTTGGCAGGCTTTTTGGTGTCCAGTTATCTGGAAAACAGAAGCCTAACTAAACAGAAGAACGATCTGGTTACTCAAATCAATGATCCTGATACGGGTTATGTGGCTCAGCTTGCGCAGGCTCATACCAATGTCAAGCAAGTTCAAACTGCTATGGCAGAAGAGCAAGCATCTTTTAAGGCCCAGCAGAGCGCAGCTAATGCCAAGTTGGCTGAAACTGAAGCTACGCTTCAGCGTGTTCAGGCACAAAACAAAGAGGTTAATCAGCGGTTGCAGAAGTTTCTCACAACCACTCCTCAGGGTGCTACCCATGATGAGAGGATGAGTGATATCGACCAATCTGCTTTGAAGGACTTGGTGCAATGAACAAGCTAATGCTATTCCTGATGTTTCCTCTTGCGGCTTGCGCTTCAACGCCTCGCCCGCAGCCGGAACCTCAAGTTGTCATTCAAAAGGAAGCGGTTGCAGTTGATGCACCTTGTGTTCCTGATGATCTTGCGCCAGCGCCTGATTATGTTGACACTGACCAAGCGCTTAAGGCAGCGGGGCCAGCGGGTGATCCTGCTGCAATCGAAACACGCTACAAGCTTCTTTGGGCTGGACGCTCCCAGCGCATTGGTCGGCTAAATTCGTTGGAACCGATCGTTGCCGCTTGTCCTAAGGGGCACGTCACAAAGAAGTAAGGTGTGATGGCTGACTGCGTTGATCAGATTGCCCGAGATTCTGCTAGAGATGCCCTTCATGGTGTTGAAGTTACCGAGGTAAAACTCGACGGCCTCAACACCAAGATGGACACGCATCATAAAGAGAATAACGAGAAGTTCGATCGTCTTGAGAGTATTCTCAAATGGGCGGGTGGTCTTATCGTTATGCTGTTCATCTCGACATTAACGTGGTCCCTTGCTCAGCAATACAACGCTAACGAAGCACAGAAGAAAGACATGCAGCAGCAAATCCAGCTTATGCAGGAACAGCAACAGGCGGCGGCGCTTGCCTCAGCGGCCAGTGCTGCCCAACCCTCCAATACCGCGAGCGCTGGGCGATAAGCGATCAACTTCAGTTACTGATGCTTGATTGATTGGACACAGCACAAGCTGCGCAATGCGATCGCCTCGTTCAATTTCATAGCCAATTCGCCCGAGATGCGATAGAATCACCATCAGTTCACCACGATAGTCAGAGTCAATCGTCCCGATTCCATTCGTCACGAACACGCCGTGCTTCGCTGCTAGACCACTTCTCGACCGTATCTGTAGTTCGAACCCTTCGGGGACTTCGACAGCGAACCCGGTGCGGAAAATCCTCGTCTGACCGTGGAATAGCTTTGCTGATTCCGCTGAGCAGATGTCCAGACCCGCCGACCCCGCCGTTTGATATGCTGGTAGGGGCAATCCCTCCCCGTTCTCCAACCTCTTGAATTTCAGTTCCATAATTTTTCTCCAGCCAGTTTATTGCATAATCAGCGGCAGTTTTAAGCATAGAGTCGCTATGAACATCCACACACAAAGCATAGCGAGGTTCGTATGGCCTATGACCGCTTATACGAATAACTTGTTCGTTAGGTTGTCTAGGAAAAAGAATAACATAACGGCTATCGCTATGTGCTACTAGACTTGATTGAATCTTTGCAGGGATACCGAGTTCTCGTGCTTTATCGTAGATTCTAATTGCTACTTCAGCACTGTTCTTCGGGTCCATCTTTAGGCAATCTTTCTGTTATAAACGCTTTTACATCAGGATGTAGAGGCTTAAGCCTTTCTGCTACAATGCTCGACCAATCAAAAGTGTCAAGAGAAACAACTTCTGTTGCTGAGTCTTCGTCTCTAACGCGCTTATGCGTAAGAGCAAGACAGTCGATCTCCGGCAAGTCTTGGCCGGGTTGGAGCAGAACGCGAACACATTTATCCTTGATTTCATTTGCGTCTTTAGAAAGAAGCTCATTCAATGTCATAGTAAGATAAAGGGTGTTATCAGGGTCTTGATCGTGAGCATATGGCTCCATTGATCCTGTGCAATGCACAGTTACACCGTTGACTATGTAATCTCCGGGTACATGATAATGTCCCGAATACATCGGCAAATGCCCAAGCTGAGCTACAGGCGCTAGATGGTCATCATGGCCATCAAACTCTTTCAAGTCCCAATGCCCAATAGCCACTTCGGCTTTGTCTAAATCAAGCTCTTTGGCCTGATCATCCGCACGTCGATTCCACTCCCACGGAAAAAGGGCTAGATTGTGGATCATTGTCGGTGATCTAAGGATATGCAAATTTGAGAATCTATCTCTAATTCGCTGCACTAGATCGTGGAAAGCTCCGATAGCAGAGAGATTACGAGGAAGATCGTGGTTCCCTGCTAAAACAATGAAAACCACATCAGGATTATGCTCAGCAGTACTGAGAAGTGCATTTGCAGTTTCTTCAATAGTGGCGAGCGATACATAGGGATGATCAAAAACATCGCCCATGATCACAACTATGTGCGAATCATGGGCGAGTTCATTTCGAAAATGTTGCATCTGCTTGGCTTCGCGTTCGCCTCGGCGATGCGAAGGAACACCGACTTCGAACTTACGTCCGAGATGGGGGTCGCCGATCAGATGAACTGTCGTGCCGTCAGAGAGAACAAAATCACAAATCGTATTTAGCAATGGTTGAGCCGCGCTCATTCATTACATAAACAACAGGACGAGGCCAATGTTCTTCTGCAAAGAATGGGCCATAAGTCATGGAAGTGTCGTCTTTATGCTCGGCCCTAACGACACATAGGCCATCCTCTAAAGTCTGAGAAACAGAATTGAAAGGACCATCAAGCCGCTCTGCGGGCTTGAATCGATTGCTCTTATCTTGTTCAAAGAAACGGTATTTAACCGTAAACATAACATTTCTCCTTCATCTTCTTCTGAGGCGAACCCTAGAGAGGATGAAGGAGATAGTCAAGTATCAGGCGACAAAAGCGGGAGAACCGTGTTTTGGTTTCCAACTGATACCGTTATAGTTTCTTTCGGGACGGTGAGTTACACCAAATTCATCGATGACTCGGTGTGACCCATCATCAGTGATGTGCAATTCCTTAGGGCAATCAATGCGAAAAGTAGTGCCATTTGCATAACGATATTCTCGCCACTGCTCGCTGCTAATATCCAAAGGAAGTCTCTTGGCCTGCGTCATATTTCATCTCCTACTACTGTTGCATAAACATGCTTGCTCTTAGCGTGAAGCAAGCAATCAATCTGCCAAGCGCAGTCATGAAGAGCGTTGTGTTTATCGCCCTCGAATGGGACGATATCTTCATATGAAACATGCTCAGCAGAACCATGGAGCGCAGCTATGAAGCTATTCATATCTCGCGCATAGCGGTAATGGAAAGGCATAGTGCGGCCAAGCTGTTCATAATGAGAGGCCAAGAATGGCCAGTCAAATGAAAGAGGCTTGGACCAAAACCTATATTCGGCATTGCGGCCTTCCAATACCCATTGATCGAAATCATTGAATACCTGCACACCCGGTTCAGCCCGAGTTACAATACCTTCATAGACCTTTCGATTCTTTCCTAGCCAGAAATCTCGTGTAGCATCGTCCCAACGACGGCGAGGTAGCGGCATAGGACAACGATCAAAACAATCTCCGATCTCTCCCGTTTCGTAATTGAACTTGATCGCAGAAAGTTGGATAATACCAGTGTCGCTTGGCGATGTTCCCATTGTCTCCAAGTCCACCATAATGTCTGTCATGTCATGTTCCATTGCCGTAGCTCCTCAAAGTTTACTGACTTACGCCCAGCTTCGAGAATAGCAATGTATTCATGACAGGTCATGATAAACCATTTGCCAAGGGGGTAAGAAAAAATGTAGAATTTATAAGACCCGTCACCCCGCTTGGCCTCTTTAAGAGCCGCTACGTGCTGAGCATCTCTGATCTTATTAAAGCTGAATGATTTTGGATCAACCGTGGATTTAACTTCAGCATAATGGATGGGATGACGAGGAGAAGAAACCATGAAATCTGCTGGCTTAGGGAAATCATGCACTTTTGCGTTCTTATTGATGCCCATCAGATCGCGCTTATCACGGAAGCGTTGACAGTGGCCTATGCCATCCCAATACTTTTCAAAAGCCTTCTCTGCGTCCTTGCCGTCATTCATTCTGAGAACCTCGCTAAACTCCATAGAGCAGCAATGACGGCAATCATAAATACCATCATGCCTCGCATCCACCAGTCCCATGTCGCAACATTAAAGTTCCAGACAACAAAGCCCACTACAATGTAGGAAAGTAGGATTGGAGCTAGGATTAGAACGACATAGCCAAGGACTTGGCCTAGAGTTTCTCGTTTCATGAATACATATACTCCAAAAGTTCTCTGATCTTATTATCAGAAAGTGGCTTACCTTCAAGCTCTTTTTCAATGACACCCTCAATGACCTGAGCTTCATCCAATTCGATCTGAGTGAACTTCGGGTCTTTTTTATTGAATGGCCTAAACGTCCGTCCTATCGCTACTGTGCAATGCAGCGGTAAAGTCTTTACGATGTCAGGATGAGTGGTCATCGCTTCTCTAAGCATTGGAATGAAGGTCATAACCAAGTCTTTGTGAACCGAGAACACCAACTCGTCGTGGATCGGCATCATAAGACGAACATCAACACCCCAAACAATTCCAGCTTCGAGACACAGTTCTCGCAACCTTAGCAGCGAACGCTTTGCCAATGTGGCACACGTTCCTTGAATTGCTGCATTGACTACCTGATTACGCGCCCTTCCTTGCAAGCGCTTGATTGCCAGATCGCCATAAGCGAGCATCCCGTGCGAAGGTGAGATATCAGCAAATTTCTGCTTCATAGCCATACGCCATTCATTGGTAACTTCAAAGCGATTGCGCCTGTGACCGTCTGGCAGCGTTAGATAACCCTGCATGGCAGCGATATCTTGTTGCTGAACTCGCCATGCTTCAGCAAGAGGAAAGCGAGCGCGATATTTATCGACAGCTTCCCAATGCTCCTTATCGGTCCAACCGAGATTTGTGGCCACAGTTGATAGAGCGCCACTATACCAATAGCTGAAATTGATGCCCTTCCCGACAGGGGTTCCTCGTGACCATTTGTAATACTCGGATGGACTTAGTTCCGATCCCGAAAAATCGACAAGCCTCCGGTTGTTTGGGTTTCGACCGAACTTGAACTCGCGGAACTCTTCTTCCGTGAGGCCGGGTAGGGTTTTGACAGAAAGGCCGTCCACGGCTGCGCCGGAGTGCATATCGCCGTAGGGGATTTGTCCATAGACCTTTCGGAAGCCCGGATCACCTGACTGATCTCCGATGATAACAAGCTCAATGGCTGACCAGTCGGCTGACACGACGATGTGATCATCACTATCGCCAAGATAGAACCCACGAATGTACGCCGAGTTACCCCTCTTGGCCAACTGCATCGGGTTTGGGAACGACGTGGCAAGACGCCTCGTCGCAAGGATCGAGGAAAGAACTGGATAGACACAGCTAGTCTCCGGGTCCATGAGTTGAGTATAAGGCGTAAGATACAGCTTCATACGCTGTTCGATCTCAGCCATTTCCTGCAAGTCCTTCATGATATCCTTTTTGATTTGGATATCTGGACCCTCCATCTTATCGAGCTTCTCTCGAATTTTACCGCGAGCATCACTATCTGACGCGATGGAACCTTGGGAATATTGAATAGGCAATTCAAGAAGATCATACATGATCGTTCTCATGCCCATATAATAGACTAGATTCAGCTTACCGCCTTTGGGTACAACAATTCCCTTCTCTCCAGCCCAAGCATTACCGATAGGGTTAGAAACTTGGAAGCATTGTTCAAAGTCATCATCCTTGTCAGGACTCTTGGCCCATGCTTCGATCTGTTTTCGCTTAGAGGCATAGCCTTTTTCATACCAAGCCTCTCGCTCCAACAACTTCTGATTAGGGGCGGAATTAAAAGGAAGCACCTTACGAATGTTAGCTTTGAAGCGTCGAAGGGTCGCAGCCATTTCTGCGCGCTCTACCTCGCGGCGATCAAAGACTTGCTCTAGGTCCAGCCGAATGCCCTGACGCCAAGCGTCAGCATACAGATGAACCATAGGATTCTCTTGTTCAAAGAAAGCGACAAGCGCTGCTGGATTGTTCTTAAGCATATCGTCCAGCATCCACTTATAATGCTGAACTGCCCAATAAGAATCGTCGGCACCATAAGCGCACACCTGTTCGCCAGTAAGCTGGCCCATGTGCTTAGCACCATTTTCTGAAAGAACCTGCTCATAAGTTTTCTGGACGTAGCCAAACTTGCTCTTCGTCAATTGCTTCAGGTTATACCCCTTGGCAATCGACTTTACATAGCCATTCCAACTATGAACTGCCTTACTCTCCTTAGCTATAAACTTGCCGAGAAGTTCCTGCTGGTCATCGCTAAGACTGTCACCCTGTGAAAACTGCGAGAAAGCTACAACTGCTTCGGCAGCAATCTTGTCAAAAGCAGCGGGAAGTGGCGTTTGATAAAACACCGGAATGTCGTATTCATCAGGACCATGATGGCTAACAGCCATCTGCATTGTGCAAACGATCTCTGGAATGTCTTCAAGACCCCAACACTGCCTGACCATACACAACTCAAATGTAGCGTTATGAGCTACCACGATGGCTTCAGGATTTGCTGTCTCAAAGATAATCTTCCAGAATCCGTCTGGCAGTCGGTTTTCAACGTCGGCTTGGGCCATGTTGAAATAGTAGGCAGTATCGTCACCATCGATATATATCGAAAAGCCAGTAATGGTGGTTCGACGATGATCGAAGACATGACGAGTGCCGTTGTTATAGAGGTTCAAACCACTATGACGAGCTTCATCCTGTGTCTCGATATCAAAACCCCATAGATCAGTCTTTGCCAATCGATCCAAGATTGAAGGCAATTCTTCACTGACATTTCGATTATCGATCAGTTTCGATTGGATCATAGAAAATACTTTCCTAATAAGGCATGACCAGCGGCTCTATCTAGCTGACCAGCGATTAAACCGCCTTCTAGCTCATCTTCAGGCACGTCATAGAAGTGAGTGACCAGCAGCATGGACTGTAACAAGTCAACATTTTCTTGAACGGCTAACCACGTAGCTACGCCTTTGGTAAAGGGCAGGCCAAGAAAACCCGCAGGATGGCCGTTGAGAATAGCTCGCTCGATCTGCGGCCAGTGTTCTTCCATCCGTTCCCATGTCTTGGGGCCGAAGTTAGGGATACCGTCGATGTTGTCGCTGCTATCCCCTACCATCGCCTTAAAAAGTGGAACCCACCTAGCAGGGACACCTTTAGTATTGACGCCATTAAGCGTCACATTCCCAAGGCGAGTAAGCTGTGCATAGTCCATATCGTTGGAATGCACAGTTACTTGTATTCCCGCCTCTTTGAAACGCTTTGCCATTGTGGCGATCACATCGTCAGCTTCCCATCCATTTACCTCGATCTGCCAAGCGGAACTATGGCGAAGCACGTCTCGAAAGAGTTTGATCTGTGCAAAGATGTCCTCAGGAGTGGGAGAGCGATTGCCTTTATATGCAGGATAGATATCCTTCCGGCGCTCATTATGGCCATAGCCGTCCCATACCCAAATGTGCTGGCCGGGAGGACAAGCACACATTTGTTCAAAGCGCATACGGAGCGACAGAGGCACAGCCGAACCTAGCTGCGACTTCTCCATAGCTCGACGCATGACGTTGTTTCCATCATAGAGATTTATCATTGGCCATCACCATATTGATAAGCCCAAAAACAGGAATAAGCATTGCTACAAGAAGAATAGCAGAGATCACGTCTCCAAAAGTTGCAACGCCTACAAAATCTCCCACGAGAAAACCGATATCAAATTGCTTGAGATGAAACTTACCCATTGCTGTCTCCTAAGAAAAAGGGCGAGAGATGGTCCAAACATCTCTCGCCCCCTAGCGACTTTGTAGTAGTGCCTTAGTCGCTAATCAGTTCGAACGCGCACACACCCCACTCATTGCCCTTGGCGTTGCTCTGCGGAGTGTGAATGATCTTCACCTTCACAGTAGCATCTTCAAGACCTTCCGAGCGAAGCTTCTTCACGAACTTCGTGAAGAACTTGACGCCGGTAATCGAGGGGGTGATACCGACAGTGGTTCCAGCTTCGACTGTAACCTTGCCGTCAGTGACATCATTCAGGAGGGTAACGGGAATTTCTGCCGTCTGATAGGGGCCGTCAACCTTCTCATGGCTGGACTGCAACTGTGCAGTAGCCTGCTGGAAGTTCTGACCCTGCGGAGTCATCACACCATCATACGACTTAATGAAGGTGGTCTGACCGCCGCGATTCGCGCGGACCTGAAAGATCGACACAACTTCCGTCATATCGAGTTCAGCTTCAAACTCATTGAAATACCCCTTCATGTCACCGAGGCGGAAACCGCCTTCCTTGACAGTGAGATACTCGTCAACCGAAATACCCGCCGAGTCGACCAGCGAGGTCAGCGAGGGACGGTTGGCAGGGACCGACGACTGCTGAACAGCAGGAAGGTTTCCAGTATCGTTGGGAGTGAAGTTCGAAGAAGCCTGTTGGGCCTGATCCATAACGCGAGCAAGAGCAGAGTTCTGAGCCATTTGTAAGTTCCTTTGTTAGTTCGTTTACCAAGATTGGTAGGTGCCTTTTACACCGCGTTGATCATATAGCAAGCCTTTCGTTAGTGATTACTCAGTCTCGGTGAACTCCAAGACAGGACGAGTCTCGTCAACGCGATTAGCCAACTGACTCTTCGCTTTAACAATATCATATTGCCGATCATCGATTGTGTCAGCATAGCGAAGGAAATATACTCGAAGGATCGAGGTGCGAGTCCCTCGACTAGCTCGGCGATAGGCTTGGAGAATATTGACATCCATGTAATCAATGGAAACGAATATAACGATATCAAACATTTCCCAATTATAACCGACTGCAACGGTTGGACCGGAGCCTACAATCACGTCTAGCTTTCCTTCCTGCGCAAGCTGGTCAATTCGATCTCGCTCTTTAGCGTGAACAGTGTTATTGATCAGTGCCACTCGAAGGCCGAGACTTTCACACAGTTTCACAAGACGCTCTTGCTCTGGAACTAGGGCGGCAAAAATCAAAGTTTTCTTTCCTTCTGAAAGAAGGATTTCAACGCGCTCATCTTTACCTGTCCACTTAGGTATGTTATTGAGCATGGTTTCTGGATGGCCAAGGATTTGGCGCGCTCTAATAAGTGATACGCCGGGGAGGGCACCATCAAGGACTCTCCCATCTTCCAGTTCTAACAACGCCTCTTCGTGAAACTTATCATAATGAACCTTTACAGATTCATCGACTTCAACATATTGGGTATAGAACGCTACAGGTTCCTCACCATAGACCTCTTCAAAGGTTCGGCGAATTGAATGACGAGCAAGAATTTGCCGGAGCTTGTTTTCATTTTTCCATACGACAACACGCCCATAGTCATCCACAACAGCCGCGTGTTCAAAATAAAATCCTTGCAAGGAACCATAATATCGTGGTTCGATTACACTTATCGCAGGATATGCACTATCTAACCGACCATTGATCAACGTCCCGGTCATACCAACGAAGCGAGAAACATGGCGATTAATCCAATAAAACGACTCGGTCTGATTGGACTCAGGCCCTCCGTAGCCCATATGAAGCTCATCGACAAGGAACAAATCCATATCGGGGAAATTCTCGATCAGGCGTTTCCAGTGCGCCGAAGCGAAGGCAAAGGTGCAGATGACGACCTTAGCGCCTTGTTGAGCCGCATCGGCAATTAGGTCTTTGAAATCCTCAGGATCATGGCGGACATATCGCAAGGGCTGTCCGTCAGGTCCAAGTAAAGGTTCTACCTCATCGCCGGGGCATTCATAGGTCCACGGCTTTCGCTTGAGACTGGGTCCAAGCATTACCCATTCTGCGGTTGGTGGACCATAGGCAGGGAATTTGAAGTCGATGTAGCAACATCCTTTGCGGTCGATCGTATTACTCCCATCAGCGAGCTTCCAGCCGCGCCGGGTGCGCGTTGAACTGATAACTGGTCCAGTCCATTTCTGTGTGAGATTAGCTCGATCTGTCCGAAGAATGACTACATCTTTCTGACAAAACTCTGTGAAGCGAAGCATTTCACCAAGATTTTTGCGAAGCAAGGACTTCGGCATAGTCCACAGAGTTTTCTTCTGGAAAGAATCCCAAACCCAAAAAGAATAGACGCAACACGGCGGCGTCTTTCCTGTGCCGGGATCGCTCAGGTCCAAGCATTTTGGATTGCCCATATAGAAGGCAAGTTGCTCGATCTGTTTATCTCGAAGTGTGGGAATTTCACGCACAGACAAGCTTATATTCTCCGTTCATTCGAGCGTTAAACCGCTCAAAACGAGTAAGACTACGCTCTTTCCGCTCGTTAATCAGCAGGGTTACGGTCTTGCTTGCAAGAGCAGCGTCAGCTTCAGGAGTTGTGTGGATTTTACCGTCATACCAAAGTCGAGTAATGTCAAAGTCGAAGGTCTGAACTAGAGCTTCGCCACTCTCCATCTTCTCTAGCTCGACTAGATCGACAGTGTAACCCTCGATCTTGCCTCGACTGACACAAACAACGTCAGTAAACTTTTCATATTCTTGGAGGCGTTCATAACGGTCATTGATACGTTCTAGTCCTGAACGCTCTTGAGGAACAAGCGCCCACTCTTCTGCCGGAGCGTTGCCAGCAGGAAAGTAGATGGGGCAGAAGACATCGATATCCTTAGGCTCTACACCTAGGAGGTAATCACGAATAGCCCCGCCAGCTATAACCGAATCTTTCGGCATTTGAGCTAGGATTTTATCCCAAAGTTCGGGTTCATTTCTAAGCATTTAATTATTCTCCGGCGCATTGAAGGAGATCGAGTAGTTCTCAAAATCTCTTTCAGTTGGTCTTGATTTAGGTTTTCCTGCTGTAAGGATTTTAGGCTTTGGCGTTTGATCTTTTCAGGACTCAAACTTCAATCACCTTTGGTTTCCAATCAGGGTTTTCTCGTGGATAACCGCGAGGATTACACACAACCCTGACACCATTTATGATCTTGTCGGCAGGAGCGTGGGTATGTCCATGATTCCAGACAGCGATGCGGTCATTGAACTGATTAAGCACTTCCCACATGGCGGGCGACCAGTAATAGTCATTTCCATCACTACCAATATAGCGAGGATCAAGCGTTTCAATGGTTGGTGCTGTGTGAGTTACCACGATCGCTCGCCACTCTTTTGGAAGCTGACTTAACTGTTCTGCCATCCACTCGGCATGACGACTCATCGCGTCGTTAATAACCTCAGCGCTAGAACCAGACCATAAGCCATCGTTCATATAGCCGAGCCAATGCCGCTCATCAGAAACTTGATACCAGCCGTTGCGTCCAAGGAATCTGATTTTCTCTTCCGCAATATCTAGGATGCCGGTTTGGTTGCACCCTTGGAAAAACTGTGTTTCAGTTTCATCGAGCGTCCTTTTTTGCGAACGATTAGAATAATGTTCATGATTTCCATCGAGAGCAAACAGCGTATGGCCACGCTTGATGATTTTATTGTTGAGATATTTAAGCCCTTCCAAACCGTTCGCGCAATCTCCAGCAACAACCACAAGGTCTGTGTCAAAACGAGGTGTCTTGGGCTGTGGGTGGTTGAGATGCAAGTCAGAAACTAGAGTATATCGCATAGGGGACTATCACCTTTCAGATAGAGCGGATGGCGGGGGTGTCCGGCCTTAGTTTGGCCTAGACATTTAAGTTTGCAGCCAGCGTTTCTAGCCATTGCCAAGACTTCCGACTCCCGGCTCATAAAAGAGCCGTGTGTGCCCCAAGCGGCAATAACAGGACCACAGGGATTGCGAAATAGCAGACGAAGATAATCATCATTCTGCGGGCCGATAGGATCGACATGCCTGTAAAGCTGTTTTGGATCGGTCGAACGCAGTGCAAAGAGATTATATACGATGATACCGCCGCAGTTTTCACGTTCAGCAAATTTCATGCAGCGGCTGATAGTTCTATCATCGATCTTATCGTCAGCCACACTAGGATTGAGCATAACGAAATTCATGTGAGGTTTGTGAACATCCCACGATCGGATTAACTTATACCGATAAGCCTGATCTTCATCAAAGATAGCATCTTTAAGCACTCTTTTCCTCCATTAAGCTATGGAGCGACAAATCAGCAAAACCTCTGGCCAGTGAGCGCTGTGCAGCCAGCATCAAGGTTTCATTTCCACCCTTGAGCGCTCGAAGCAATTCTCGCTTCTCAGCGAGATAAATCTTGGCGAACTTCGGATCGTGTTTGACAATCGACCGGGTGTTGGAAATCAGATCAGCCAGCTTGATGGTCTTGGCGTCAGGATCAACATCTGACAATCGAGCGCACTCCGCTGCCTTTCGCACTTTACGATTACCCGGAAAGGTGCGTTCGGTCAAATCATCGACCAAATCTGCAACTCTAAAGCCAAACTCTTCTCGAATATCCGCAAGGCTAGTGTCGGTATCTTCTACTACATCGTGAAGAATAGCAGCACAAAGCATGTCCTCATCATCAGTAACTTGATTGACGAGCATCATAACTTCAACAGGGTGAACTATGTAGGGTGTTCCATCATACTTACGAAATTGTGTTACGTGCTTTTCAGCAGCAAATGCTACTGCACGATTTAGCTTAGCTGCCACTGATCGCTCCTTTATAAGAGTCATGGAAGTTATCTAAATCCCAAGTTTCGAAAGTAGTATTAGCTTCTCCAAGTATAGCCTTGGCCATAGCAATCGCTTCTTCCTTGCTTATTGAGATTGAACTCCCACTAATGTCAGTAATAACCACTGCCGCGACAAGATCATTACCGTCTTTGTCGCATGAATCCATATTGAAATCGATCCACTTCTCTCCGAAAGCATCGTCGAAAGTGTAAGTTGATTTACGAGAGTTTGCCATTTGTTAATTCCTCATGCCGCTCAAGATAACGATACTTAGCGTAGCGCGGCGTCCACGGCGTAAGATCGACTAGGTGATCAAGATTGGTAATGTCTACACCTTCGATGTGATAAAACCCATCTGTGTGTTCACTGTCAGGAAATAAAGCGAGCTTTTCCATTTTAAGCATTTGATAATCGGCCAGCTTGACCTCTGGCGACATATCGTGGGGAAGGTTCCAAAAGTCAGCAAGGACAACTTCACCACGTTTAAGCTCTCGCTTATAGTCAGGACACAAGCCTTTAAGCCATGTTGTTACGTCTTTGTAAGCAAACTCGGCATCATCGTGATGCAATGCTTCAAACTCGAAACCGGGCGGGGCGATATAGCTGGCATTCACCCCATGCTGCGCCACCGTGTAAGCTAGGTCACTGTTGTTAGAACCGTTGAAACGCGGCTCTTTGGATAGATTATGGGCTATGTCATCCAGCGTAAACGTAGACGTAGCCGGATCATCGAAATACCAATAGCCACCGCTTTTGAGCCGGATGCTAGGTCGTCGGGTCGTTTTCATATCGTTGACCCCATCAAACATATCAGCCATTCTCGGCCTCCTTAAGCTGTTCTTCGCTAGGGTAAAGCAATTCAGCTTCATCGTAACTGGTGAAAATTCCTGTTTCAACCAACCGGACTAGAATCCGTTTAGCCAGAGTTTCCCGGCAGCGCAGGAAATAATCCTCGGCTTCATCATCAGCATTCATGCTTATTCCTTTGCTTCCTCTATAGTTCTAATGATCACTTCATCAGCAATTCGATAGCAAAGAACAGCAAGTTGCTCATAATAGATGCAAGTCATATCCACGATCTTAAGCATCTGCTCTCGGGTTGCTATGAAACGAACAGGAATAGTTCGATCGACATATAAATCATCTGTCTTTGGATCGATCCATTGTCCTTTAGCGGGTTTCATTACTGTCAGTCCGCCCGAAATTTCACGAACCTTCTCATCCCAAATCCTGTGGTATCGAAGGCGAAAAGGTCGCCCGTCATTCCGAACTGTCGGAACAAGGACTTCCCAAAGATATGTGGTTTCATCCATTCTTTGGCTCCAGATAAAAGATAACCCCCCAATCGGGAGGCTACCTAACTAAAAATCAATCATCACTCAGTGTTAGGACGAACACGTCCCACCTTTTGTCAGATCGCAGATGTCGGTCGTAATCTCTGCAAATTCATCTCCTTCATGCCTAACGGCATCTTCATAGGGGATGGGGGTGAGAGGTTGACCGCCGCGAGCGCCAGAAGGATACACAGTGAAGCCTCGCAGCCTTGGGGCATAGTGAGCGAGCGTCCTTGCGAAATCTTCAACGCGATCCTCATTGTTGAGGTCTGTGCCCCACTGCGGAAGATTGATGGTCGAAGAGATAGCCATGTCCACGTAATCCTGAACGTCCGCTTGGAAGCGAATGCGCCGCTCATAATCTTTGGCAAGATCAATCGCGCTTTCGATGGAGTTAGGATCAGCACCGTATTCCTGAATAAGAATTTTGGCCGTTCCATCTACGACATACTGATAGTGCCACTCTGTGCCGTTCTTCAAATAGCGGCGCATGTAGGACACGGCAAACAAAGGTTCTATGCCAGTGGTTGTTCCAGCCATGATCCCCAAGGTTCCAGTCGGCGCAACCGCTCGCTTGGCGACAGGACGACTAATCCCAAGCCTATCACAGAAGGCATCGCCGACGTAATCGCTAACGTCACGATATACGGCCAACCATTGGTGCAATTCAGGAACAACTTCATATCGATATCCTTTCTGGATCAACCATTCATGGACACCCATCAACCCCAAACCGAGTCGTCGATTCTTGGCGCGAGTATCTGCAATTCGTTGAAAAGGCATGTCAGCCTCAAGTGTTCCGCAAACAAGAAACATAGTAGCAAGGCGAACAACCTCACGGAGTTCCTCGATATTTTCGATACGTGAAAAATTCAGCGAACCGAGATTGCAGACATCACAATCATCAGCGCTAGTGACTTCTGTGCAGGCATTGCGACCTGTCTCACTCTCTTTCTCATCGAAATTAAACGAGAAGCCCGGCTCGCCGTTACGCAATGCCATTCTGACATTTTCCATGAAGATTGGATTAAGACGATCGCCGTCACGCCATGCGTTGTCGTAATTCAAACTGACGTTCATCATATCGAGCGGGCAGTTGAAATTGAAATCAGCCTGCTTTGCTTGACCGAACGAAATGGTCGTGCCGGGAATAGGCATATTGTCCCAATCCTTGGCATGAATAAGCTCCATAGCGTCGCCATGCTGCCAATTAAGGCTTCCATATAGCGCGGAACGCCGTGAGCCACCTTGCTGGACGTTACGGCCAATCTCGTTGATCATATACATCTTTGGGATCGGCCCCGAGGCTACGCCGCCAGTGCTACGTAGAAGCTCTCCACGCGCACGATAGACAGAGAAATCATTGCCAGTCCCGCCACCAGTCATAAGAGCGCTTTCATGCTTCCATGAAGTGTCTGCCCAATCCTCTCGGGTGTCCTCTTGGGAAAGGAAGATATAGCAGTTGTTAAAGAAGCGACGATCACGACCGGCGTAATAGAGATATCGACCGCCGGGGATGAATTTCATGTCAGTGATGAAGCGAGCAAGTTGCTCCAAATCACTGATTGACATATATTTTTTGCATACGTCAAGAGTGAGTGTCACGGCCAGTTCATCCCAAGATTCGGCACCTTCATGGCGATACTTTTGGTTAAAGATGGCTTGCGAAAAAGGTGTTCGAAAAGGGCCGCTACCAGACATAGCTCATTGTCTCCTGCAAATATGGAACTGACCTTGCTAAAGGGTCATCAGAGCTACGTCCAGTGGTGCTTCGGCAATCACTCAGTGGTTGACCATTCCAACCGATACTTGATCATTGAGCCTAGAATACGCAGCGGATTTGCGGGGCGTTTGGACAACAATCCTAGCTGTATAAGCCGTCGCCGAACGTCTATCCTAGTTTCATGAGGAATGAACCACTCTCCCCAAGATGCCTGCCAAGCATTTTTAATTGCTCGTTTCTGCGCTGGCGTCATCTTAGCAAGAGTTTGGGGGGCAGACTTCACAAAACCTCCGTGAGTATTCGCCAGTCTCGCAGAATGTTTCCCTCAAAGGTTAGTTCAACAGGTTTACCGACGAGCTTAGAAACATCATCAACCTTGGCTTGGGCAAAAATTTCTTTGATTTGAATAGTCGAGTCGGCATGACTTTCTCGCCACTCCTCCGCGCTGTATTTAGCGAAGGGAGGATAATCAGCCCATGCTCCGATAAAAGTAGCAACACAACTATTCCCGCTTGCAAATTCAAGCGAAAGCCCAAATTGACTGTCGTGAGAACCTCCGAGGCCATAACGAGCCTTAGTGATCTTTCCTAGTTCTTTTCCTGTCATGCTATTCTTGGTCCTGATGGAGGCCAACCCAAGGGCTTTCGCCCATGCTTGGCGATGAAAGAATTGGTTCGACGCTGAACAGCTTCGCTATGCGAGCCTGCACGAATTGCCTGCATTTCCTGCAAGGCAACCCGCTTCATTGTCGGATTATTTCTGTTTGCGTGGAACCGTTTAAGCACGGTCCAATATTCTTTACCTTGTTCATAGAGTTCCATAAGCCCTCAATACATCTGTGACAGTTTGAAAATAGGAGTAAAGATGAATGTCTCAAACTCCACATTCGTCCAAGCAATCGTTCGTTCCATTTGGGTAAGTGTCCAGTCATAGGAGTATGGACGATCAGACGCTCGCTTCTGATGTTTAACAGGAATGCCTGTAATGCGAGCTACTTCCTTAGGAGGAAGCTTACCTTCATTACGCATTCGATAAAGAACATTCCCTAATTTGGCTCGCAAGTCTTTGGTCTTATCCGTCAGCCCGTAAATTTTTTCAGAGCTAGATGTCTCTTTGACTTCGAGATTTTCTTCGCTCGCAATTCGGGCGCGCTCTTTAAGAGCATAATCAGGTTGCAGACCTTCCCGCGCTGCAATTTCCTTGGCGGTTAAACCATCGTTGAGATATTCGATAAATCTTTCTCGACGCGCAGCGAGGAACTGCGCATCGAGTTCTGCGGGAGTGGCCATAAACTTACCTCACGATACATGCTTCTTGCCTGCACCATGCGCGGCAATCTGGATCGAAACCTTGGCCTTCGCTGACGTTCCCATACAAGCGCGACATTCAAAGCACTCCGTCTTTCGACCAGCTTCTTCCGACGCCGGGCAAATGATTTCCAGACCTTTGATATTCTCATGCGCGCTCGGTGTCACGCGGAAAGTGCGATACCCAAGTTCATGAGCTTCTTCCATATCCTTCTGGCTGTCAGCAGAAGCCATAACGAACTTGGCCCACGATGCTGGAATGGTTCGCCATTGATGCGAATAGCCGGTCCAACCCGCAGCCTTCTTAAGAGCAACAGTCCAGAGAGCCAACGGCGCGGCTGTGGGATCGCCATAAGTGCCGAGGCGGATCATCTTATCAGCAAAGAGTTCCTGCGCTTCAAAGGCATTGATTTTGGGATAGCGACCGTTCTTGTAGGCATTATAGACGCCACGAGGGCCGTGAATGAGCGTCACGTAACAAGAACGATCCTTACCTGTTCCATCGCCCCTGTGAGGGCAATTACCGCAGATTGAAACATCTGCACCAGTTTTGACCGCTTCGATAGGCGAAAGATCGGAGCGAATGATATAGGTCTGCACCATCGCGCCGGTTTTGGTATTGCTGCTGCCGATCTTCAATCCGACAGCAATGACGACGATAGGAGCGCCATCTAGCTTAGAGGGGCCTTCATAGAGGATCGCCCCATTTGGTTTAGCCATCTTTTTCTCCAAAGTATGTCTTGTATATTCATTTCTAATTTTAGACTATCACTGAGTAATAAGAGGAAAACTAACAGCCCCAAACGGGGCTGTTAGCTCTTACTGGTGCTGGTGGTAGGATTCGAACCTACAGCTTTCGGCTTACAAAACCGCTACTCTACCGTTGAGTTACGCCAGCTTGACGATAGTGGCATCGACCGGAACGCCATCCTTGTCGAGGTCTTTGGTGTCGAGAATGACGGCGGCGTTCTTACGAACAGCCAGACCTTCCTTGACCTTGGCAAGGAACATTCGACCATCTTCCATCTTTACGACAGCGGTGCCATCGCGTCGAATTTCGGCCAGTTTGAAGGTATCATCCTTCGGCTTATCTTCAACCTTGGTTTCGGTCTTAGGATTTTCAGGGGCATCAGCCATTTTCTGTCTCCGTTTGAAAAACATCACGGGCAACCTGCGGCCCGCTCGCGCATGTAACAGCCCGGCGCAGTGAGTGCAACAAGTTGATGATCGTTGGATACGTCGAAATGAGACTCATTTTTTCTGTTCTGGCGCTGCCCGCGCTTTGCAAAATGAGCCTTGTTCAACTTGTGCATCACTTCTTCTCCAAAATTTGGAAGGCAACCGCTACGGCTCCTGCATACCGCTTTAAAGCGTAGCCTTTAGACCTCCCTATGGTTTCGCAAATAGCATCTACATCAACACCGGGGTTGTCTACCCTAGATAACGTAGCAGTAGCACTAAAGTCTCGCGGTGGCTTGGCAACGATAACTTCAACGTCAGGTTTGGAACCTTCCTGTTCCTTTATGAAGTCATTAAGGAAAGCAATGGTTCCTTCCTTAGTCGTGGTGGGAATTTCTTTCAACTCCCACTCTTGACCGGCTGCCTTTGCTTCTGCCTGAGTTCGGACGAACTTTCGCTCAGTTTTGAGCCAATATAAGTTCATAATGTGCTGCACTCATTAGTTGTTTAGCGGAAAAGATATGTAACATGCCGACGATAGTGTCATGTTCAGTCATGACTTAACCTGTTTGGCCTGCTCTCGCATTGCAACGGCACGGCCTTTTTCGCCGCAAGCATCATAATAGCTTGCGGCATGGAGAAGTTGTTTCTTGGTCGGCTCAAACTTTGTTTCAGAATGAAACCGGCCACCCTTCATTGGCTTGTTATTGTCGGTATTCAAAACGCCAAACACAGTCAGGCGAGTGGCGTAGGGAGAGTATTGCATGTATGTTCCTTTAAGTAATTTATAGCTTTTTCAAGCCTAACAGGATCATCTTTAAACGACCCTAAACCTTTATTGCACAAAGCGCACAGCAACCCCCGGACCTTTTTAGTTACGTGATCGTGATCTACCGCTAAGCGAGCTTGTTTCCGTGTGGCATGGTGAATATACGTCTCTTTTTCACCGCAAATTAAGCATCGGCCCTTCTGTTTTTTAAACATTACTTCATAATCTTCTGGAGTGATACCGAAGTTTAACTTAAGTTGGCGGCGTCTACTATAAGCTCGCCCTTTCTCGGGGTCTTTCCAGTAATGGGTTCGCTTTTGATTTGCCTTTCTTAATCCATCACAATCTCGGCATTGTGAGGCTAAACCAAAAGGACGGCGACTTGGACTAGCACAAAAGTCTGTCCAAGGCTTTTCCTTTTGGCATTTACTACAAAGAGCAATCTTTAGCTTTCTGCGCCTTGCTGTTTCTCTCATTTGGGTTGACGTTGGTATCTTGCTTCTCCTGCTGCTCTACAGGTCTAGCATAGCAAACGTCAGTGTCCAAAGTCAACCACAGTCTCGCCCCGCAGGAGAGCGGTTTGTGAGGGCTGTAAACCATCTTGCCAACGACAGTGCCGTCTTTCAAGACAAATTCAACTTCGTGGTGTCGTTCTGAACCTTGGTAGGTTCGGCAAATTATAGCTGGATCGTTTGTGCCCTCTTTAGTATTCTTTCGGATAGCCTCTTGAGCAACATGGATAATTTGTTTCATCCAAGCTGGTCTTCAATATCATCGATTAAAGCTCGATAAGCCTTCTCACCTTCGAGCATATTTGCTCCCTTGACTGGATCAAAGTCCTCGCCAAACTTCTCGATACCTCGGTGCATTTTACGATGGCGCTCTTTAAGGCCCGACAGGATGCGTCCAACATCGCGCCTTGAAAGTTTCAAAGTTACGCTGTCACTCACAATTTTTCTCCAGTGGAAAATGTGGGGCGCTTATAAGCGCCCCACAAATATCAATTACGCTCGAATGAAACGACCGCTAGCGTCACGCGCAGGAGTCTTGGGAGCATCCCAATGCTTGGTAACGCCCAAGCCCTGCGGATAGAACTCCTTGACCTTATCCTGCGGGACTTCACCCACAACGACATATTCACAGGCACGGCCCTTCTGCCATCCATAATCCTTCGGGAAGGCCACAACATCACGCGGGTTAATCTTCACCGCAACAACACGATGACCACCACCAGCATACTGCTTGAGATACGGAGCAGAGCAGAAGTGCAGACCGCGCGAGCAAGTCCGATCAGGATCGGCATCGCATTCATGGCGAGGCTCACTGACGGTATTGCCGATGCTATGGTCAAGATGACCACGAGGACCACTATGGATGGACTTATAATCCGCCCTGACAGCCTTCCAAGCGAGAATGCAACCGTCCGAAGTAATGGGCAGACCGCTATCAGCAACCCACTCATACAGATCCAGCGCAGCCCGAGGATCGGGATTCTGGAAGGCGTTCTCAAGGAACAGTTCGAACGGCTTGGCAGCTTCGGCCTCACCTTGGCGGACCATCTTGAGAATGAGTGAAGCCAGCGAGGACTTAACCTCGTAGCCCTTGTAGAACAAGCGACCGTTGACGATCGTGACGTTACCGCCAGTGAAGGTTTCGATAGCCTTGGGGATATCGATCAGCTTGAGAAGTTGCGCTTCGGTCGTCTTGGCATTCTTCACGGCCTTACAGATTTTGTCGAAGTTAGGATGCGACGACGGAATAACCTGCGGCGTGAAATCAAGAACCACAGAAATCGTGGTGTCGGTCTTGGTGTAAGGAATAGACATAGTGTTAGCTCCTAGATTAGATATTGCGAGTGAAAAGAGAAATTTGATCAGCGGCGTTGGTGCTGATGATAGTGGACAGCAACCAAGCGTCTTTTTGCTTGCTTACGAAGTCTTTGTAAAGCTTTTCCGGGTCAACGCGAGCCGGATTTTTGGGAGTTATAAATCGCTGTAGCTTTGTTTCATCATCTCCTACATGTTGAACATAATCTTCATAGAGCTTCACAATTTTGCCGAAGGGGCGATTTTGCTGCGCTCTACTAAGAGTGGCATATTGAATGCCGGTGTGCTTAACAAACCGGAACAGTTCGCTAAGGATATTGTTATTGATCCCTAAAGCAACACGCTCGGGAGCATCAGTCATGGTCTTGAGTTTAGCTTCCAACCGCTTGGAGAACACATCTTCAAACTTATCGAAGCCGTCAAGTTTGTCAGCATCGGCCTTATTAACGAATAGTAATTCGTCATAAGCGACCAGCCCGGTATTCATCTTTTGATGGAAACCTACCGGCAGATCGAAGCTATTCATCACCACAAGAATACCCTTATCGGGCTGATCTTTGTAGGGAATTTCCTGAACAGCATGTTGCTTGGCCCAACCCGGTGTGAGATTGGTGATCTCTTCACGAGGCCAACCTTGGGTAGTTCGACCGTTGAACGTGAACATACGAACCTTCGGTCTTACATTCAGAACCTTTGCCTGCTTGGCTGTAGTCACTGGCTCTGGCAAAGTGGAAGTTAGGATAATTTCCGGGCTTCCAATAAGCCGAACGATAGCTGCAATCCGAGCAGAAGTCAGTTCTTTTCCAAGACTACCGCGGAGACACAGGATACCCTTGTCTCTTCCGACCTTCTCAACATACTCCTGAATGCGCTTCATAGTCTTGGACTTAGGCGATCGAGGCAAATCATCCACAATGACATGACCAACAACGCCGGGGATTATCAATCGAAGTGACGAAGGAGAACGCCAATCCGATGACTTATGGCTTTTAGTTTTTCCCCAGTGTGGTTTCTGTTCAATATGCCACAATTCAAAACCCTTCATATCAACGATGGAAATGTTCGTTGTAAGGGTCTTACCTTTATACTTGGCATTTGAAGCAAGAAGCTTCTGCCGAGCGTTTTGGGCATAAGGATTAGTCATACCCGACTCATTATAAAGGCGAGTCTTGGCAGCCCACAGTGTCGGCTCATTATCGAACATCGTGGCGAACGTCGTAACAACGTCTTGGATAATGGCTTCAAGTCCTGCTTCAATCCCCTGCGACGTGACCTTGTCATAAGACAAAGCTTCACGAGACAGTGCAACGGAGCAAGCCCCGATTGGCAGCGTTAGATCGATACCATAACCAAGCAAAGGTGAAAGCCTGCTATCCCCACGAAGCGAATATTCAAGTGAGCTAATCTCAACAGGATAGCGAACACCACCCATAATTACACCGAGCGGCCCCGCAGAATTACGCAATCCCCATCCGTTACCTTGGAAGGTATATTCAGGAGGATTAAGCGTTCCATTTTCCACCAAAGGCAGAGGCCGGAAATACTGCAAGGCAGTTTGTGCTGCGTCTCGGAAGGTATTCATATCCTCGTCCTCGACGGGGAAACTTACCTCAACGCCATTATGCTCGTCCGTAGATTTCTGCCCTTGGAGGCCAATGGCAGGGATGCCATCTTCATCCTTGAACATGGTATAAACAGACAGAACCCCTTGATGCACAACACGCAGGGTGAACTGATCACAATAGGCAAATGGTGACTTGGAGCCAATGCCGAAACCACCAATCTGGTCATTGGACTGATCCTTGGTCGAGCCGTCTGTATAAGCCATGAAAGGCCCCATGACGAACTCGTGGCTCATACCTGTGCCGAAATCTCGGACCCTAAAAATAGGGTCGAGAGACGTTGGCATATGAACTTCGACCGGACGATCAGGACAACCTGCTGCAACATGAGCATCGATCGCGTTGGCGACTAGCTCACGACAAATAGCAACAGGTTTGTTGGCATAGGTCTGATTGGCAAAGAAATCGAAAATCTTCGGACTGGATTTGATAGTTGCCTTGGCAACCTGCATAGTCCCCGACTGCTCGACTTCACGATGAACGGATGCTAGTTTCATAGTCTTTGGATATCCTTAATCAAAGAAAATTTGACGAATTTCTTTCGATCGGGCTTGCTTACCCGATCGAAAGATACGGTTAAGAACATACATGAATTTCTCTTCTCCGTCGCCCGGTTTCCAAGCGACGTTAAAAGTCCACCCATCATGCCCTTCGTGCGTGGTGTAACCTATTTCATCACCACGCACTTCATAATCACCGATGAAATTACCGGCCATTGTCATCCAAAATAATTTGGCTCAACACGACACTCATCTGCCGATCTTCCTGCGCATAACCCTCGCGCGGTGCCTTGGATGGCGATGAAAGAACACGAGGATAAGTATCGAACTTGTCGAGACGGAACAACCGCCAGACACGATCGCCATCGCTGGACGAGGATTCACCAGCGACCTGATAGCCACGAACAACAAGACCGCCATCTTTGGTGGACGTGCCGAGAGCGTGGACTTCAACGATACGAAGCTGACCCTCATATTCGAAGGCAATCTGCTTGTTCTCAACAAGCGCCGAACGAAGCAGCAGCATCACAGCAACCTGCTCGGTCGGGAAATCGTTGGGATTGACGATACCAGCGCGAGCATCGGCGACAGTATAGGTGTTAGTCTTGGTGAATGTGGCCATGTTGTTTGATCCTTCGATTGAGTTCACGTTTGTTTTGATGCGGGACATAACGGGACGTTGAGGGCTGCGGAGGAATAACCTGACACGGAACACCGCGCTTGGTTTTCTTGCAGACGTGAACGCCGTTGACTACTCCTACATAGCGCTTTCGAGCGCCCACGAGGAACGGATGGTGGAAGGTAACGACAGGTTTGCCATCCTTCCCCATTGTAACGATCTGGATTTTAATAGAAAATCTCCATTTCGATTTCAGCAGCCGGAGAGATAACGAAAATCCCGAACACGTATCCGGCTAAGCCGCGTTCGAGCAACACGTTTCGAGCCTCGGCCCAAGACACCCATTCCGACAATGGAATGGCCTCACCCGAAGGAGAGGCTTCAGCCTTTATAACGGCTCGATGGATATAATTCTTCTGGAAAGCCATGCTTTACTCAGTGATCAATCAAATGCAGCGAGCCTGCCGATGATCCACTCGGTCAGCATGATGCCAAAAGCGTTGGCGATATGCGTTCGCAGCCCTTTGAGCTTCGAAATCGCTTGGATAGGTTTCACTGTCATAAACTAAGGTTTCTCCTTTGTGACATATAAGTTTCCACCGAAATCCATTTCCAAATTGAAAGACTACAATCAATTAGTTCTCCTGTGCGTGAACCTCCAATGCGTAGGTCTTGGGAAATTGAAACATCAAATCAATCGCAGGACCAAAAGGCAAGCCAATTTGGATGCAGGGAACAGGCGTTCCCTGCAAATTATGCGCTGCCCATCGATGATTACCATCCAGAACATAGAAATCGAGACTGGCTACGATAGGTTTGATAAGAACTTCTGGCGGCATCAACTCAAATTTAATCTTATCAATGCGCTGATGTGGCCGAAGAACATGAGGAAGCACAGTCATATGAATGACTGTAACATTATGCTTTAGCACAAAATCAATGAAGTCAGGATAATCTTCTTCATTGATCTGTGGCATAACGGGTCGAGGGACATAAAACGGCATGATTTCACCTCCTTTATAGAAGCGATCATTCACGCCATACTCGCCCCCTTGTGGGGCGCGAGTATCTAGCCTGCGATTATACCACATTATCATCGTTCCAATCTGATCCAGAGCCACGTCAGGCTGCCAAGGATGCCTACCGGCACGGCCTTGACCGGCTGATAGGCATAAACAACGATACATACAGTAACGAACACCTTGAGAACCATCGCAGCTTTGTGATGAGGCACCAAAAGCCAATCACATGCTTCCTTAAGCATTCGGCTTCTCCCCCATCGACACCATCATAACCAGAGCGCAGCAACCAGCGGCAACGCTATAGAGGCCGTGGGATTCCCACGCAGCAATGATGAAATACACCATGTGGAGCGGCCGCTCGGTAACAACAGCCGGACGGCAAAGACGATTATGGATTTGATGATAAATGTTAAGTTTCATCTTGGTTTCCCCAGTTTCGTCGCAATGCGACGGATGGATGTGAAACATAAACAGGCTAGCTAAGCCTTACATCAATTTAGCGAGCGCCTCCGATGAATAATCGTCACTGGCAACAGTGGCTTTGGGCGGACAACATCGATCTTTCTTGATCGGCAGCCCTCGAAGGGCAGCAAGGGTGTTGCGAGCCGCTTGATCAGTGCTTACCGTGATATTAACATCGATTGGCTTTGCCTTTTCGACTGGCGGTAATTTTCTATCTCTAGGGATAATGTGTTCACCGGCCCTATAAAAATCATTAACACTCGGTGCAATGATCTTATCAGCATGGATAATACCGCCAGTTGCAATAATTTTGTCTGCTGTAATAGTGGCGGCGGCGATTTCATTTGAATAAATAAAATCACCAAGCCCTTCACTGACAAGTTTTTTGATTTGTTCGTCATCAGGATAAAGGCTTAGAATTTTTCTCAGAGAAAGCCTTGCTTTAAGCGAAGCATCAAACTTTTTTTCAGCTTCTCGTCTTGCTTCGGCAACAAGTTTTCGTAACTTGAACGGATTGAATGTCATTTACACCTCCACAGCATCGATTGCATGAATGAGGACAATAAGTGTCTTGTCAAAGCCTTCTCGCTTGCAGACAACATAGTCATCGCCTACGTCAATCAGTTCAACCTCGAAAGCCTTGGACTTGCCTCGAATATAGAGCCAGACATTGTGATCGTTCTTCCGAATAAGGCCGGAAATAATACCACGAATATGTCTAGCTGCGGGTGAAGCTGGAATAACTTCCTGTGTCATTTAGACAAATTCCTCTCGCTGGATTTCACGAACCACCTTGGCCTTGTCCAGCACAAAACCAATTTGGTATTTCCCATACAGCACGAGGCTTTGGGAAACTTCATAGAGCCGCATACAGGTATGCGGGTTATCGTAGAGTGCCGCCCTTATCTTGGGGTGATCAAACCACATCTTGGATTGATCCAAATCCTTGAACCCGCAATAGTATTGAAGCGTCCATTGCTTCGCAAATTCCTCGGCCCACACAGCAGGAAAATGCGACGGACCTTTGACCCCGAGCTTCCGAGCCATCAGGTCTAGGTGCCACGTAAGGTTTTCCTCATCGTCAGGCTGCCCGTTCCACGCACCCTCATAGGGATCACCTCGTTGCTCAACACGGACAACTTGCACCATAGGTGCTTTAGGATCGACATGGAGCTTGCGTTGGGGACATTTCATGAGTTGAAGCTGAAACTCCATCATCTTGGGTTTGAAACCCGATAGAGACATATCGAGTTCGGCCATAAAAAGCTGCGTTTCATTCGCCGGTTTCGGCATAAAACGAGGCATAGCTTATCTCCACTCCAGCAAATTTTCAGACCATTCAAGGCCATCTTCGTCGACAAAAATCTTTCGACCGGCACTATCGATCAAGGTCTTTTGGCTGTCCCAATCAACTTGAGTGATACCATTGTAATCGAAATCGAAAACGCTGCGAACGTCCTCGATCATGGCCACAGCAGTAATGCGTTCAAGCGTTCCAACGATCTTAGTGCCAGTTGGGGTGTAGAGGCTCATTGCCATATTTCTTCTCCAAGCACATAGAAACAAACAAGGAAAAAGGCGATAGCAAAGATCGGTATGACATGATCCACCAACCACCTAAAGGTTTGACCAGCAGAGAGTAAAATCCGCTCTGGAACAAGATGGGTTATAAGCCATGTTAGACCAAGAAGGATTGATAAGGCACCGATCACGCTCACAAAAACTACGCTCATTCCGGTGAGGGTATAAAGGATCACCAACATTTCAATAAACTCCTTACAATCGCAATGGCTTGTTCCTGACGCTTAGTCTCGTCCTTCATATCAGGATCATCAATTATATTTTGTTCGGCCAGATCAAGGACGATCTGGATTGCTTCATTTTCAGTCATGGATTAAACCCCATAATCAGATCGATTGTAGCTTGCGGAACATCGGGACCGTTCTTGACGAGCTTGATCGCTACGTCACCCACATCATCGTCCGGGCTTTCAATCGTCAAGCTGACCGTCTGATAGTCGCTAAGCAACTCAACGTGGAAGCTATAGCCCTTGGCGCGAAGCTGTTCCGATTTCTCAACGGTTGCTTCCCACACATCGTCAGGGATGATATCGGAAGGAGGCATGAACCACTGTGGCACCTGACGGCCATCAGGCATCAGGTGCTGAATGAACATAATGGGCTTCACTGATTAAGCTCCTTGAATACGAGTTGAATGCAGGCAGCGCCTTCACCGGCTGCATTGGCAACACGCTTGATCGATCCTGCGCGAGTGTCACCGACCGCATAAATGCGAGGATGGCTGGATACGAACAAGCTCTTAGTCACGATAAAACCGTGGTCATCGACTTCGACCAAACCACCGAGGAAGGCACAGTTGGGTCGTGCGCCGATCATGACATACAAGTGATCGACCTGAATGTCTCCCTTGTTGGTCTTGAGCAACAACCCATCTTCAATGGCATTCGTCTCTGTCTCAAAATGGACTTCGACATTCGGAAGGGCTAGAATGCGTTCATACAAATAGTGAGACATGCTATCGGCAAGCTTCTTGCCACGAACGACCAAATCAACATGATTAGCTTTGGTCGAAAGATAAAGAGCCGCCTGACCCGCCGAATTACCTCCACCAATCACACCAGCCCTATGAGGCTTTTCTCGAAGGATTTGTGTCTGATTGGCTGAATAGTGAACATGACCACTCCGCTCAAAACTAGCCGCTTGCGGCAGCCGATTGTAAGTTGCGCCAGAGGCAGCAACAATCGTTCTTGCCTTGATACACGTTCCAGAGCGAAGATAAATTTCAAAATGATCGCCTTGATCTTCAACACGCTCGACAACCCGATTGCGAAGAATGGTCGCGCCGAACTTAGTCGCCTGATGACAGGCTCGATGTGTCAAGGAGGGTCCACTGATGCCTTGTGGGAAACCGAGATAGTTCTCGATGCGACTAGACATTCCTGCCTGCCCGCCAATTCGATTAGCGATCAGGATCGTTTCCAGACCCTCCGCTGCGGCGTTGACGCAGGCCGACAAACCAGCGGGTCCACCACCGATAACTGCAACATCATACATGGTTTATCTCCTTTGGAGTAATTCTACGACGCTTCCCTGTCTTTATAGAGCGAGCGCCTTCACGAAGATCAGGGGTCGCCGCCTGTTGAGGACGACGACCCGGACGCTCGTAATGTTTAGGTCGTCGCAAAATAGCTGAGCCAGTTGATGACGGCAGCCCAAACGACCAGAACTTCCAGACAAATGCCCACAAGGGCAATAGCGATACCGATAGTAACGCTCATCCAACCTTCAGCTTGGGAAATGACAAGCCCCGCAAGCGCGACGCCTCCGAAGAGGAAGATGTAGAGGCCGATGAAGGAGAATACAGTGAAAAGAATGGCAAGGAAGAGCATAGTTTCTTTCTCCGTTGATTTTCCTGCTTGGTTACAACCTCTATGTGCGCAGGATTTACACATAGAGAAAACTTGCACTTGTGATCACGGTCATAGCCCGGCGGACATTCATCGCCGTTGAACACTTCACTGGAAAAGCGATGCGCTCGGACAGTGCCGTGGTTCTCTGTATGGAAAGAGCCGTAGGGCTTTTTATTGCCTTTTCCTTTGGAGCGGGCACCCATGAAGAACCAACAACCGCAAGGCAAAATATCTACGAGGGACATAAACCGTTCAATGTCCCTCGCAGTGGCCTTGATCACGGGATAACAACCTCCGTGCCATCGACAGCAACGAGAGTTGTGTCGCTGCGCCTGTCAATGACAAGCCCACCGGCAGGGACAGAGCGAAGTTGATTATAAAGCTGCGCTCTGTCCCACTCATTTCGGAGTTGAGAGGCTACGCTAGCTCTGGACATTTTCTGTCCAGTTTTAATGTCAATAAATTTTTCAGCCATCAGCCTTCTCCCACACCTTAGTATCTACATGGCCAACGACCGATCGCCGCTTGTCGGCTCGGACCTTATCGGTTGCCTTGCGAGAGGCATCGAACACGTCCTTGGCCTCGACAATGATATAAGTATCACCTTTGCCACCCGACTTGGTCAGGTAACTGACCCTAACTTGATACTGCTGCATCAGAAACTCCCATCCATTGACTGATCACATCGACAGCCGCTCTCTGTGATTTCTCTTCGGCTAGGAGCTTGTCCTTGCGATCACGAAGCTTGAGATATTGCTCAAAGCTTCTAACAAGTATGTTCTTATCTCTATTCGAGAAAGATACAGAATTGAAGCTGCTGGTTCTAAAAGTCCAACGTCCTTGATCATAATCAAATTCGACCATGAATTTGGAAGTTGTCATTCTGCATCTAAAGTCCTGCCGAAAATAATCAGGCGTAGGCAACTCTTGCAGAATTGTAAGGGCCATCATTTTGGCGAGGGTGGTCGAAGGCGCTTCTGTCGATTGGGCTTCATAAAAGCCATCGGCGTCCGATTGCGCTGTGAACAGCCATAAAAGAAGCCGCTTAATCACCTTGCACCTGTGCAAACTTATCGATCAATTCCAGATTATCGCTATCAGGAACTGGAGGCGCGCCGTCGTCATCGAGACGATCTTCATCGAAAGTGGCGGTTTCGGGATCATATCCTGTGATCATCTTCATTCTCCTCAGCACGGGTCCAATTCGATATGAATTTCCTCGATACACCCATCATCCGGGCAATCGAGAAGATGCTGGAAAGCATCACGCATCGAGCGCGCGAGTTCCTTACGCGACTGGCCGTTGTTGTCAGCCAGCGCCACGAGCATGTCAAAGCCAACGACCATATAGCAGCCGGGACACAGGTTCTGCGTCTCACGCTCACGATCTGTCCGATTCTCGGCACCTTGTCGCATTGTCCCCGAAAGGAATGCTTCCAAGAGATAGCCGATATGAGTGCGCTGACCGTCAGGGACGTGGATCAGGTTTGGATCGCCGCCATATACGCGACCGAGGGTTCCTGCCATGATTAGGCTCCTAGAAAGATAAGAATGATTGCTATAACTGCGATGACAACAAGACCCGGAACTACGTTCGGGCAATGTTCAGGCGAATATATCTCACTCATGGCTCCTCCTTCTTGTGTTTGGCGCGATAAACCTCAAGGGCCTTATGCAAATCAGGATCATCAGGTTCGGCCCATTTCATCCGATAGCCATCAGGATAGTGCTTGCGAAACCCATCATGACGAGCTTCATAACCACCCTTGACAAGCGCCAGATCGTAGTAGAGCCAACCTTTATCACTGGACACATGCGACCCCATCGGATCGCCGTCTTGCGCGATAAGTTGGCCCACTACATCGCTATCACCAAAAGCTCCGGCTTGATAACCGATAATGAATGGAAGTTCCTCGACCGGCTTGTTGCGAGGATTATAAGTGATGAAGTCCATTAGTCGAGGTTCGGTTCCCAGCCGTAATGCTTAGCAATAGCCTCGACATCGACGCGCGGAATCTGCTGACAGCCAATCTTGATTTGGACTTCAGAAAAAGAGACAGAATGATGGTGCCAGCCTTGGGTAATTCGACTATTTTTCGGCTTGCTTCCACCCGCCCAATAGCGAGATGCGATCTTCCAAAGCCGCTTGGCCTTGCTGACATCTATGTCATGCCCGTTACGCCGAATGAAGGTCGGGTTCATCGTCATTGACGACGCCTTACCCTTAGCCCATTCATAGACAGGCTTAGGACCAAGGATTTTCTCCAACACAGGGCGAACCGTAGCGAGAGTTGCCCGATCTTCATCGGTAAGTTCGATGCCGTTGAACTCGATTTCCATCGACACATCTTCGCCATTGAGAAGGCGATTGCGCAAGGAGACGCGATCAGCGATCGTGATGAAGTTGGGAACAATCTTGATCGGAAGCGTTCCCGCCGAAGCAAGAAGCTTCGTCTGCTCCGCAGGAGTCTTGGTCGAAAACTCTGCCGAGTTGATCAGGAACACGTTAGATAGGGTGCGAAAAAGATTTGAAGGTGTTGCAACCTTAGTCTTGCTGGTCATCGGAACAAATTCCTTGTGTGAACGCCAAAGAACACAAGATTGGCGAGGATCGTGGCGGGATCACGGATGATACAACCCGCTAGGACGAACGAAGAAGCACAGGCTAGACCGATTATGGCTCCTCTTTTAACGGAAGCTCCGTAGGTATATTGGCTAGTGACAGCCAACAACCACGCTAGGCACCACAGGTAGGTCATCAATCTATTCCAAGATTGAAATAGAATTTGCCTTCGGCAATCTGCTTGCGAACACGATCGGTTTCTTGTTGAAATGGGGCTTTGCAGCTACCCGTGTCGGGGTCTTGTCCGCAATAAATGCACATATAGCCATCAGGGGTGAAACGTCCTCCCTTGCAGCGTTTTGGATCACCGGGATAGCCAAGACAGGAAAGCTGGTCGTTGATGTCAACAACCTCCTCGATCGGAACCTTGAGATTCGTAACCTTGAGGGTCATAGCTTGCGCTCCAACTCCATGCCGATAGCTTGGGTCGCCTGCTGGATCAACTTCAACGTCTTGTCGAAACCGATATTGGCAAGGCGAAGCTTGATCGTTTGGAGTTCAGACGCAATCGATGCGGCTTCGCTCCTCATAGGATCGTTCAAGCGGTTCGGGATTTTCGGCTGCATGGATTTCTTCCTTGAGTTCTTGGATGTAGGCGTGAGTTAAACGCCTTGCGTGATCCTTGGGGAAATATCGCCCGTAGTGGCGAAGCAAAATATCCTCAAGGCTCGGCTCATCAGAAGCTGCGCCAGTATTCGGCGTTAGCTTGACAATTTCATCGAGCGTCATAAATTTTCGGCTCGGTCAGATCGAAAGGAGCCGACTTATGCGGCCACTTTCGTCCCTTCTTGCCATCGAACTTGTCGATGCGCTGGCCGAACAGCGGGTGCGATTGATCTTTTACGATGAAGGTCTTGGACATATTAAGCTCCCATCCAGTCATTAAACTTCGGGCTAACAATACAAGCCACCACTAAGGCAAGCGGCGGCACAGCAAGAACGAGAATAATCATTTCGCTCTTTCGATAAGCCCACGCCGTGTCAAGCGTAGGGCGACAGTAGTGTCACCATACACAGCTAGCGCAAGGCCCTGCTTGACGAGCCGCTTGGCTGTGTAGCCAAGGCTGTCAACATATAGTGGACCTTGCGCTGGAATACGCTCGATTAGCTTCATGCGAACAGAGACGCCAGCCATGCGACAAGGACAAGGGCACACAGCCCCGGATGGCCGAGTGCCCAAAGCTGTCCAGCGCCATATCCGATGCAGCCGCCACAGGCAGAAACAAAAAGTGACTTCTTCATTTCAGATACTCCTTCATGAAATAGGACAACTCCTTGATGGCGTCGTCACGTTCGGCGAATTTGCCACTGATTTCGGCAATAGTATGGTTGGCGAGGCTTTCCCAATGCCAAAAGCCCATGCGCCAGATACGATTACCGTTGGTCCAGCCCAAGTAACAGTTGCCGCAAAATTGCCAAAGCTCGCCGTTGAGCCAAAGACCCGAGATATGAATCTTCTTGCCGTATTTTCCGATCGTATAGATCAGAATGACGGCTCCGGGCTTGATCTCAATAGTGTCTCTAATGACCGCTCGGTCAGGGATTGGAAACATGGATTGATTACCTCCTCTGGATCGAGAATGCGAACTTGTGTCGCTAGATGAAGGACAAAGGCTACTTGCCAGTGAGTGCCCTCCAATAGCCTCGCGTCAGTTACGTCCCATTCGGACACAACGGCGCGGTGGAATAGCGCGCGACGAACGTGTGGCGAAGGAAACCACTGGCAAAGCTGTCTTAAATCTTTGAAACCGCAGACATAATCGCTGTGCCATTTTTCCATGCGAATACCGTCATTCCAAGGGGAGGGCGGATCATAAGGGTCCATTGACCCAATCTCCGCAGCAGCCATAGCCGCGTCGTTGGCGGCGTTGCAGCGCCACGCACCATGCTTAGGAATAAGCGGGTCGTGTATGCGAAGGACGGTCAACATGGATAACCTCTATGAAGTTGAAGGGATCACGCGGCGCGATCTCAATCGTTCGCATAGGCTGCCTTGACAAGCCATAAGCTCGCATTCGCGCCGTCAACAGATTTTCAGCTTCCCGCTTGTTGTCTGCAACGGCACCAAGCGGGCCAGATATAGCAAGGTATGTCATAAGGATCAGCCTATCGGCCCTCCGATTGAATTAAAAGTGAGGAATGACGGTGGTGAGTTTGTCGTCCTCATAAACAAATTCAAGGATCACATCTGGCGTTGCGACAGAAGCAATTCTTGCGTCAGCGAGCATCGCATATTTGTTGGGGCTCATCACGATCGCGCTTTGTCCAGAGGAAAAAACCGGCTTGAACCAGCTTTTTCGGACTGGAATACGCTCAATATAGTTTTCTGTGGGCCGGTGATATGTCGTCACCCACTCACGGCGATCTGATGTTCCCCATTTGACGACAACAGAGTCGTAAGGCTTGAGGATAACAATAACCTCACCAGTTACAGTCTTGTCAGAGACAAGCCGAACCTTATCGCCTACACTAAGCATATCTCGTCCTCCGGGGTTAAGGCTCGAAATTGGTCGCGTTCGAAGCGAACAACGACGCAGCCAAACTTGATGCCAACAGTGAACCAACGTGGATCGTCATGGATTTTGAAACCCACACGATCCACGTAGGCACTGTTAGGATCAGTTATTACTACGGCAGATTGTGGTGTCATGGAGACTTCTCACAAATGAGAGTCCAAGAACTGGATTATCAGCAATGATGATGCCGACGACATTTCCAGTGGCGTCGAGAACAGGACCACCAGAAAAGCCGTGGGTAAGGTTTCCCTTGACTACAGCAAGTGTATCTGCATCGATCTGTGGCGCGGACGGCATGGACCCATTCAACGGCATAGCAATGGCAGTCACTTGCAGGGATTCCAACGCCTTGCCGTGGTCGTAGCCGATGGCGGTGTAGGTCTGGTTGGGGACCAGCCCGTCGCACGAGTAAGGAAGCACATCAAGATATGCCTTGAACTCGGCTACATCGCCTGCTGGATCACGATAGACGACCGCTATCGTGCCACCATCTAGGTGACACTTGGCGTCAGCCATCAGAACGTGATTGGCTGTGATCATCCTGTTCTTCTGAACTGAAAAAGCCGTTCCCTGCGCCAACCCGCCGGGGGTTTCACAGCTAATCAGCCGAACAGCATCAACAGGCTTGGACTTAGCAAAGGCTGGGGCTGAACACGAAGCCAGAACCAGAAAAAGGACGAGGAACCGCATCTCAAAATTCCTTTCGGGTATAGCGAGGCGGACGAACGAGAACAAGTTCGTTGCCATTACGGTTCGTGAGCTTGATCTTCCCATCTCGGCTCACTTCGAGATGTGTATGGGAATCGAAGGTCGCTTGGGCAGGGATGAAGGGCGCTTCTTCATTGTAATTCTTGCCCGGACCCGGCCTGAATTTGTGCGACCAAACGGATTGAATTTCGTAGCGCAAATCTTCATCGTCAATATTGGATAAGATTTGCTGGAACGACAACTTGCTGACATTCTCCATCTTGTAATGAATGGTCAACGGATTGTCGTCCGAAAAGGTCAGATTGCCATCGTAATAAGTATCCGACAGATCGGCGACCGGAACCTTCTTGCCGTTGGCGGAGAAGGAGTCGATCCTCATGCCGAAGGCAGGCTGCGTCATGGAAATGTTCAGCATCTGGACGGCATCCGAAACGGACTCGTCATAGCGGTTCATTTCCTCGATCAAAGCCTGCATCTGGTCGAAATTCATCTGCGTCAACGCCGCCAACCTCGACAGTTCCACGAGATGGTCGTGGTTCTTGAGATTTTTCTCGGCATATTGCATGATGAAATCGTAATCCAAGCCCTGATAGTCGAGCTTGTAATAGATTCGTCCCGGCCGATCGAGCAGCGGGCCGATAAGGCGGCTGTCATCATTCGACGTGAGAATGGCCATCATCTTGAGCGGATACACGCCGTCAAGAAGCGTAAGAAGACCGTTCTGAAATTCTTCACGGCCATAGACCTTCTCGAACTCATCAAAAAACAGGACGACAGGGCGATTGATCTTCTGGAGGAAGATGCTGAAATCATCGCCCGAAATCGGGATATTGACGACGATGATCGGCATCTGTCGCTCGTTCTTGAGGCGTGTCGCCACGAGCTTACCGAGCAGAGTCTTGCCCGACCCCTTCTCGCCGGTAAGCAGGAGTCCCGTGACCCCCCCCCGATCATCGAACGTGCTGATGATGCGATCGGCCTGCGTATTCACGTTGCCATAGAGGGTTTTGGGCATCGCAAAATCATCGATCGCTTCGAGATAGATGCCCGTCATATCCGCCTTGAGGGCGTAGGTGTCCACCGGCAATTCATCCTCGATACGCGGGATCACGTCATGGAGGCGAACCACCTTGTTATCAAACGCAAATTTCGTCATTTATAATTCCTCTGGCTGATCAGGACGATCAATAAGCCGATGACAGCGCCGATTGGGCCTGCAATGAGCAGGCCCAACATGACAGCAATGATGATCTTAGTAACCACTGTTGAACGCCCTCAAAGGAGTCCAAATGTCCCCCAACTGATCAACGACATGAGCCGTGATGTTCTTGGCCTGCCTGCGCATGGAAATGGCGCTGGAATAGGACGTGAACTCCGTCGCTTCCTCCGGCTTGTAAGTCAGCCGAACGCCCTTCGGCGTCTCGGTGAAGAACTGGCCGGTCTTGTCGGCGCGAACACGGAACTTGGGTGTGAACTTGGACATTGGATATCTCCTTTGAGAGAGTGGGGAGGGGAGTTTACTTGATACGCAAAACAGGCGTCTCCGCCGTCACCTGAAACGGGCTGCCGAGATTGTCCGCGTCGTTGGCAAGGACGTAGACTTCCTCGGCTTCATCGACGGTAATGTCGTTGGGGACGATGATGGCGAGGACGCCGAGCGGGTTGATGCCATGCTCGATCATGTCGTCAGCATAGGCTGCAACGCCCATGAGCAACAGGGCCACCGTCGAGGGATCGTCAGGGTTGCCGACCGAAATCAGATAGCTCGGGGCGTCCTTGACGTGGCCGTCGTCGGGGAAGGTATAGCCGAGCCGCCCGAGGGTAATGGTCTGGCCGACATCGACAAGCGGAATGCGCGTCAGTTCGTGATCCAGATCGTTTTCCAGAGTGCCATCCGGCGTGTCGATGTAGAGAACCCACAGGCTCGACAGATCGTTGATGCTGTTCGGCCTGTCGCCGTTCGGCGTCTCGGCGACGACGAGGCCGACGTTATCATAGTCGGGGACGAGGGGAGCGAACTCGTTTTCGAGGGCGATCAGTCCCATGCCGAACATGAAGAACAGATTGTCGGGCGCATGGAGGCTCGAATTGGTTTCGTTGCTCGTGAAACCAAGGCTGCGAAGAGTAGTCATATTGGTTTTTCTCCTTTGATGGCGGGGTGCCATCTATGAGGGTCGATTGTTAGTCGGCCCTCAAGGTTGGCATCGCCGCCTAGCGCGTGGCGTGGTCCGCATCGCGCCAGCCGGATTTCCAGCAACGCGGATTGTGGACATTGAACGGCTCGTTGTTGAGCCGAGCCTTGTAGCCCGTTACGAACTGGTTTTGGGCTACGTCGGCTAGGCTGTTGATTTGGTTAGCCTTCATGAGTAAGCACTCCAAGCATGAACATGAAAGGCTTGGCAGCCTTCGGATTACGCAGGACGTAATCCTTGACGAGACGAGCGAGAATGAGTCCTTCGATGGCGTCACGCGGCTCGTCCTGCGGGAAACTGTCAAGCTCTTCGGCAATGTCGTTGGACAGTGCCTTGACGGAAGTATTGAGTTGCGGCTGGATAGCTTCGTAGCTCATCGTTCGTTCCTTGTGCGGAGCAAGTGTTGACGATCCGACTGGATCATCGCCTTCGCGCGGGTCGAGTAGTGGAACTGGTCCTTGGTAGAGTCATAGTGGACTTCACCACCCCAATTCTTCCAAGCACCCTGCTGGAAGGTCTTGGAGTCCTTGTCGTAGCGGTAGGGACCGCCCTTGGCGGCGTAGCGAGAGGTTGAGCGTGACATGGATTATCCTTTCCTTTAGGAATTGAGAGCGCGCTGCTCGATGCGCTTGCGCTCGACGTAGGCGTTGTAATGGGCCCGAGCTTCGGCTGATTCGTAGTATGAGGGATCGGTATCAGCCACACCGTGCCGTGTGACAAACCAATCGTGATAATTGAGGATACGGAATCGGGCGCGGGCCGATTCCCGGCGCATCTCTTTGCGCACGGCGTTGCCGTAGTTGAGGCGAGGCTTCATCGTTTGATACTCCATCTCGTTGATGCGGCATTGCATCTATAACAGGTCAGAAATGGCCTGTTACGGTTGAAATGTCGGGTTACTGAGTGATTAATGTCCTCGTTAGTATTTTCTCGATCGGAATGAAGGCGACTTCGGCGGGACTCGGACTGTCTATGACGTAGGCGTCGAATACGTCATAGAGGTAGGCTTGGTAGCCCTTGGATTTGAAGAAGGCCATCCAATAGTGGTTGAACCAGCGGTGGAACCAGAGTTCGTCAGGAGCGCCGAAAAAGGCTTCCTTGCCGTAAAAGTGCTGCATGTTGCGGATGTCGTCCCAAAAAAGGCTGTTACCGTATTCACGGGTTACAGCAATCTCGGGATATTTGAATACGGTGTCAGCAAAGTAGGCGTCCCAGTCGGCGTCTACGCCGGTATTGAAAGGCCCGCGACGGGTTTTGGGGTTTTCGAGGCGATAGATCAGCATAGCGATTACTCAGTAATGAGTGGATGATTACTCAGTAATCATAGGGGGTATGATTACTGAGTAATCATTGGGTGGTTTTGGGGTATGATTACTGAGTAATGATAGGTGATTACTGAGTAATCAATCGGACGGAATTGCGTGATTTGGAGGACGTAGGCTTGGATTAGGACTAAGACTACGTCGAAGAAATGGCTGATTTCCGCCATTCTTGGGCGTCAAAAAGTGAGGGTAACTCGATTGCTAAGAACAATCAATTTTTTGGCTATTACTGAGTGTTCTATATATAATAATTTTTTAGAGAGAGAGAGAGAGAGACCAAATAAAGAATATATAATAGACTATACTCTTTCTTTTTACGGTCTTTCATTACTCAGTAATAGCCAAAAAACTCGGTATTCCTAGACACCGACCTAACCTACTTCCAACGCTGCCCGTGCAACAGAGCGGCGAGACATTCGACGTAGGCGTGGATAACCTCGTATCCATCCACCCATCGTTGGTTCTGAAACACCAAACTCCTTAGCAATCGACCTAAGCGTCCGCTGCTTACGAACGGTAGCCAATGCGGCTTGAATTGGGAGCGGTAATGGACCTCGCCATCCCGCTTCGACCATAAGCCGGAGTAAGGCTAAGCCGTCGTCTACGTCGAAGTCGGTGAGGTTCTCGATAACATAAGGCTTCGCAGCTTCCAGATATGGTTTATGGCGCATCAGCTTCTTAGCAGCCGACACGCCATATTTGTCCCATTGAAAGATATGCTGCGCGGCCTTGAACCCCACAGTCTGGATGAACGCGACAACCTCAATCCCGTCAGCAGGATTGAGGTTGGTGGACCTGAAACGCTCGAATACCCGCTTAAACTTTAAGCTGGATAGTCTCAATTCGTTCGGAAGGGTCGCGTCCATGCAATAGCGCATCGCCATTCACCGCTTCTAGCTGATTTGCAGCCAAAAGCAAAGTGTTTGCGACAATGCTCTCCCGCTTAAACCCTGCGTAGTCCCCACAGAGCTTATAGCCGTGCGCGCGCGACCTATGCTTAGTCGCCGCCTCCCGCATGGAATACGCCGTCAGCATACGACGAAATTCCGATTAAACTTTAACTCCAACTCGTCAGCCAGAGCGACCGCGAGCGCATACACGAGCGGCTTCCCATAGGGTCGCGCCCGCTCCACGTCCCAAACGACGCGCAATTTCAGCTTCATTGGTCATTTCCCTTTCTGTTGATAGCCCGCCAGTCAGCGGCCTCCTGCCACGTCATCTGTGCCTGCTCCACGCCCTCGCGCGAGGAGCGATCCTTCGGGATGGAATATGGGTTGACTATCCCAAGGATAATCCGCCGCCGCTTTTCATCTCGATTAAACTTTAATCGGGCCGATTGATCGGCTGGCGCGGGCGCACGAGCGGGAACGACTAGCAATCGCCGCCTTTTCAGCCGCTTGATATGCGCCTTGGATGGCGCGAGAAAGTCGCGCTTCGCCGCTTCAATATCCCAACACGCTTTAGGCGAGGCCGCGCGCGTTTCGTGGTCGCGGATATGGTCCCACGTTTCGGCTTGCTCGCGCAGGAACGCGGCTGGTGACATTTTGCCAGACATGATTAAACTTTAATCCTCTTGGCTTGAGGGCACACCTTTCCTGTCACGCGAACCGCGAGGCTCGCGCGAGGGGAAAAGAGGGGCGACTAAAGTTTAGTCGCCCCTAGAGCCTAGCAGCTAGGCTTATGCGGCTTGCTTGAACGCCTCGTCCGCATTGCCTTCGACGATGCCCACGCCGTCATGTTCGGCCACGTCGGCGTTGACCGCGTCAAAGAGCATCTCAAGGAACGGGTGCGCCTCGTCCTTCGCGGCCTGATCGGCCTTGCCGTAGGCGTCGATAAGCGCCGTCACCATATCGGACAGCGACGGCGGGGCCGCGTTGTCCGTATCGGTCGACGTGTCGCCGTCGCCCTTGGCCTTGTCGGCCTCCGCCTTGGCGGCGGCGCGGTCGTCGTCGTGCAACGTCTTGGCCAGCGACAGGAACGAACGGTCGCCCTTGAGCAATTCGTCTCGGACGGCGGGTTCGAGCTTGCTCCACCGGCCGGAAACGAACCGGACTTCGGTCGCCCATACGTTGAATTTGCGCTTGATGGCCTTGCCAGCATCACCGGCGAGCTTGGGCCAGCCGATCGCGGCGCGGGTGTCGTCGATAAGCTCGTCGATATCGAAGTTATCGCCCTTCACGAGATTGAGTATCTCCGTGCCCCATTCCTTCGCCGACTTCGCGGCTTTCTTCTCCGCGTTGCCGATGGCGACAGCCATGACCGACGCGGCGGCCTTCATTGCTTCAATGCGTTGTGCAGTATTCATTGGATCAACCTTTCGATTAAAGTTTAGTCGGACGGGATTGCCCGAGACATTGCCGAGCGCAGCCATACCCACACTTCGGGCATAGCTCCGCCACCCCGCTGAAAGCGGGCTTTTCAAATCAACAATGTCGTTCGCCTGTTGAACCCAAATGAAGGGAGCCGCAAACAGCGGTTGTGAAGGACAGGGCTAGGGCTAGGGCTAAGTCGTTGAAGGGTAACACTTTTTTCTCTCTCCAGCGCCACACTATATGCAATTATCTCTCCTCTCCTCCGTAAATATTTTTTCGACTTTTTCCGGTTGAGGCAACCACTTATTCCAAGCCCTAGACCTATACCTCCCCTAAGACCTAATCATAACGATGTGGTCATTAGAGGAGGTGGTCCAGTATCTAACCCGGCAACTGCGGGCCGATGATCGCAAGACCTTTGGTCCGCTGCCGGAGTACCCCTGTAGGATCGATGTAATCCTCGGACTCATATCCAAGATCACCGAGCATCTGAATGAACCGCTCGTAAGACACACCCCATCCCTTAGCGATTTCCCGCATGTAGAAGATGTAGTAGTCGAACACAGCACGGCAGTCCGCGTGTCCATCTTTCTTCTCGCGTACACGGTCGCTGCTCTGCAAGAAGGCAGCTACCGAGTTGTTGGCGCGTAGGACTTGGTTCAGGCGCTGAAGGTGCGAAGTAGGCTGAGTGTAATCCCCCTTGCTTTGCAATCGCTTCAACCCTTGAACAGCCCACGCAGCAATGGCCTCACGTTCCTCCGATACCAGCACCTTCCAGAAGTCCACAACCTTCTCGTCGTCTTCAACGAGGCGATTGAAATCGAAAATCAGCCAACGGCGGACAAAGCCCCCGCTTGTATCCTTAGACCGAGGCAGAAAGTTAGACGAGAACCAGTGTGCTGCAATCGGCCTAAACCCAAAGTTGTCCTTGTTCTTGAAGGAATCGGTGACTTCTTCGCCAGCAACAACCATCTTGAACATCTTACCGCCAATTACGCTCTGCTCGGGTAGCTCGCCACAGACGTTGAGGGCTTTTCCGGCCATACCGACAATGGCGAATTTCTCGCTCCAAACGTCCGGGCTAATAGCACAACGACTATCAGCAGGCATAAGAGCTTGAAGAACCTCCAAGGCTTGGGATTTGCCGGTCTTTGGTTTGCCATGTAGGAGAAAGGCCCGCTGGTATTGCGGAGCAACTCCGAACATAGTCGCCGCGAAAGCCTCCTGCAAAGCCGCCACTTTCTCTGCGTAGTCATCGTCATCGCCCCATGCCCTTTCTAGGTATTCGAGCCATTTGTGAGCTTCCGCTGCCCTTTCTGGTATGTAATCGAACGGTAACGTGAAGGTTTTGCCATATTTCGGGCTATGATCGTGCAATTTTAGCTCAGTATCGAGGAATCCGTTGGCAAAATTGATGCCGGGTTCCAGTTCTTGAGCCAATTCACACCTAGTAATCATCGCTACAGTCTTGCCAATAGCCACATAATCGTTGTGACGACGAGCCAGAATGTTGCCTTTTACTCCTCGTGCGATGGTTTCTTGCACGTCATATTCATGCAATTGCTGGAAACAAGAGCCGTTCCACTGCCAGAATCGTCCCTGATCGAAGCGCAGATCGCCGCCTCGGGACATTTCTTCTACTACCTGACGAGCAATAGCTTCGTGATCAGCAGCCTGTTCAGTGTCGCCACGACGGGCTTCCTTGAAGGCAGCGACCAAATCCGTCTTGGATATAGTCAATCCGGCAGCCGCGCGCTTGAGATCACCAATTAGGGTTTTGAACTCCATCTCCGAGAAGTTCTCATCTCGTGCGACGTTCTCGACCAGTTCCATGACCTTGGCTAGTGCCCAGTCATTGTCCATCGGATTCTCGGCGATCTGCGCCTCGATCCATGCCCGCGCTTTTGAGTAGGTCCAGCGCTGAACGGCATTCTTCTCGATCATCGCAGCAATAGCTGGATGTTCCTTTTCGGCATCGGTCAGGCCATTGTCCCACCCGTTGGGTAGGGTCTTGCCCTTCTCTACGTCGGAGAGGAGAAATTCGAGCAGCTTGGCGACACCCTTATCAGGGTCCATGTCATCACCTGACGCATGAGCAGTGAAGTTTGTCACCCATTCGCGCATGTGCTGCATAGCTTCTGACAACGGATAGCGCACATTCTTGTCGATGCCCAATACGACACGCGCTAGATAGCCCGCATGACGAACCATTTGGATATCGCGCTCGCCTTGGGGCACCACGTCAAGCGGTGCAGATCGACCAGTCTGTGCGAGTGTGAATCCCTTTGCACCAAGGACGGGTTCCAGCGCGGTGCGCAGCACCTTCTCCAGATCGGTAGGAAGGGCAACGACCTTGTCCAAGACTTCCCATAGGTTGGTGTCGGACGTATAGGGTTTGCCTGTGTCTGGGTGGATCGAGGGTGGCAGCACCATCTGGTTGCCTTTGCCCAAGAACTCGACGATGGACTTGTTGTCGCTATCGCGCAGCTTGAAGTTCGCCTGTCCGCTCCACTTATAGATCAGACCGACACCTTTCTTACCGACACGACGCCACGGAGAAGGCGGAAGCGCCTCCGTGATGGTCTTCATCAACTCCTCGTCCTCGGTATCGATATCGATAGCGCACAAGGCCGATGCAGGACCGAAGGGAAGACCGATGTTAGAATCGGGGTAGGTCGCAAGCCAGTGGTTTCGCATAGCTTCGGTAGGCATATGCTCACCGTAAGCGGTCCACTCGTTCAAAATCGGGGCCTTACCAGCCCCCTTTCCGGGCGAGTTCCACCGTTTCAAAGGCATAACGGGGAGGTTCGCCGCCCAATAGTGCGGCGCAAAGTCCTTAAAAATACTCATTTTTTAGTTCACTCCGATGCTATGCCAGAGGGTAACAACCCCTAAAATCACGTCAAAAAGCACTAAAACAGGAGCTACACCAGCGAGTCCGAGTGCCAAGGCGGAGCAAAGAAGCAATACTCCGCACAAAATCTGGCCTAAGCCTATCTCTACTTCGATCATTATCTATATGGCTCCAGTCGCTTGAGGAAAATTTCACGACCCTTCTCATCCACGAGATCGTCAAGGATCGAAATGATAACTGTCTGAAACTCGCTCATCTTCTTCACGTTGTAGATTCGCTCCTGCATCTGTAGGAGCTTCTCAATCAGCGTGGCTTTGGTGCGCGTGATTTGCACCACGGCGCTTGCTTCCTGCCCAGCGGTGCTGAGAGCGTTCAAGCCGTCGATGAGTTTCTTGAGTTCGTTCTTGACGTGGTCTTGGTCCTCTTCAGACAGAGCGGCATCCTTTCGGGGACGACCTCGACCAGCTTTCTTCTCGACCTCGACCTCTCGAATGACCTCTTTCTCAACGATCTTGGTCGCCAGAAGGTCTTTGAGCATTCGAACTGTCTCTTCGTCATAAGGGCATTCCTCGTTTTCGAGGAAGCTGGGGTCGGATTGAAGGCCATCCTTGATGTCCTTTAGCCCTTGCAGGACCGCCAGTCTGAGAGGGGGGTAGCTGTTCATGTCGTCTTTGTGCCTTTTTTCGCTTCTCTAAACAATCGAGTTTTCCTCTTATTACTCAGTCATAGCCAAAAATTAGAAATGAATATACAAGACATACTTTTTGAGATTGGTTGGCCCGCAACCATTTGCGTTGTGACAAAACCTAGGACATTTAGCAGATATGTTTGAGGAAATGTATCAATCCGTCAAGCTGCGGTTTGGCACCGTAGATGCCTCGCAGTCGATGGGTGACTGGATTTGCAACAACACCACTATTCGCCGCCGTCCTATGAGCTTCGAGGGCTATGACTTCCAACGAGCCATCGCGGATGACATGCACCCCGATATGTCGGTTAAGAAATGTTCGCAGATCGGTTTGACCGAAATTCAAATTCGCAAGTTCCTTGCGATCCTCACTCGCTCGACGGCTTTGTCAGGTATCTTCTCGTTGCCTAACGAGAAGATGTTCACCAAGGTTTATAACGGTCGTATCAAACCAATCCTTGAAGCCGATGAGATTTTCAATCCTCCTTCCGCTCACAAGCCAACTCGATCAAAGGATCAGATTCAGATTCGGGATAGCTTCGGCTATATTACCTCCTGTACGGAGTCCGATGCTACGTCAATCAGCGCTGACTTTCTGTTTCATGATGAGCTTGATCTAAGCCCTCAGGAGATCATTGCCCTTTACCAGTCACGTCTGCAAGGCTCAGATATGCAGGTTACTCAGGCATTCTCCACTCCTACTTTCGCCAACTACGGCATCGACAAGCGCTATAAGCTGACTGATCAGCGGGAATATTTTGCCAAGTGTGACGCCTGTGGCCATCATCAAATTCCTTTATTCACGCCTCGCTTCATTCATCTCGAAGGAGGCTTACCCGCAGACGTAGAGAAGTTCACCGATCTAACCGCCGATCAGGTTTCGATCTTGAACCTAGAGAATTGCTATGTCCGGTGTGAGAAATGTTCTCGTCCCCTTAATTTAGGCAACGCCTCTCTACGAGAATGGGTCGCTCGGCATCCTTTGCGCCTCAATTATCGGGGTTATCAAGTTCGACCTTTCTCTACGCCGCGCATCAAACCCGGCTATATCTTCAGCCAGTTAGGTAAATATCTCTCGGACGGCTTCATTCGAGGATTTTATAACACCGTGCTAGGCGAGGAATACACCTCAGCCGATGCGCAGGTTCAACGCGAGGATATCGAAGCTTGTATGGCAGCAGGCACACCATTGATTCCTCAGGTAAGCAAGGACGTTCCCGTTTACCTTGGCGTAGACGTAGGTTTGCTGTGTCACTTGACCCTAAGCTACGACGAACCTGATGGCAAAGCGGTTTTCTTTCTGTTTGAAACAGTCCCTGCTGCCTTCTTGGCGCAGCGAATTGATGAGCTTCGCGGTATTTACAACATTGTGCAAGGTGCGCTTGATCGTTTTCCTTATACGACTCAGGCAAACGATATTCGTGATGCAACAAATGGCTTAGTTATTCCCATTCAATACAGGGGAGGTAACGCGCTACAGCCGATTTTTGAACCCGATACAAAGATTCTCTCGCATTATTCGGCCTCAAATACTCTCGTATTGGATCGACTTCATTCTGCAATTAGCCATCGTCACCTAGTAATTTCTGGTTATCAAGGTCAGCGAGAGACGGTAATTAACCATCTAACAGATATGATTAGGGACGAATCTCCTGATTCAGAGGCAACGTGGAAGAAAAACACTGGCGTTGACCACTACTTTCATTCTATGGCGTTCAACTTGCTTGCTCGGCGGGTGGCTGATCATATGTTCAGCCAGACTGTGGCCACCATTGCAACGACGTCCTCGTTTATGGGCGCGTCTTTTGGTAGTAAGTCTGGAGAACAATTGTTGATGCAACCGGGCGGTAGCATGAAAACATTGGACCGCATTTCGAGGCTCGGATAATGGCAGGTATTCTCGACGGACTCGGCACCATTCTTTTGCCGAAGGGTAAAGGTGTTAAGGGTGGCAAAAGCTACACTTCGACATTCAACCCGAATAATGACACGTTGTCGGCTCCGCAATATCAGGATCACCTGACAGATATTTTTTCGACTCGGCAATCGAGCGACAGTCGAACCCTTCTTGCGAGTCTTGCAAATCAAGACCCTGATGTTTCGGCAGCAATCAGTGCATTCCTATCAGTATCAGGATCAGTCGATCCTGTTGTTTTTGCTTATGGACCCGACGACACCATCGACACAGACGGTATTGCTCTAGCTCAACAGCTCATTGCGCTGTTGACTACAACCAACGACTATACCATCGGATATTCCTCCAAGCCAAGCATTGACACGATGATCGATCAGCTTCGCTACATGGTCCTGCTTCGCGGTATGGTATGCGCGGAGCTTGTGCTTGATAAGACTTACATTCCTACCGAGCTTCGACTTGTGGATGCTTCTACGTTGGAATGGCATGAAAAGAAAGCTGGAGTTTATTCTCCAATTCAGCGCCCAACTGGTGCAAATGCTACAATCGATTTAGGTATTCCAACTTTCTTCACAGAAACTTTCCAGCAGTCCCCGCTCGATGTTTACACCTATTCGCCATTCGTCTCATCGATTAACACAATCGCCGCACGACAGCAGGTTATTAACGAACTGTATCGGATTACCAAGATCGTCGGCTACCCGCGTGTCGATGTGCAGGTTCTGGAAGATGTGCTGGTGCAGAATGCTCCGCCATCGATTCGTAATAATCCTGTAGAGATTCGAGTATTTGTCCAGCAGGAATTGAGCCGCATTCGCGCTCAGATTTCCACACTTGGTTCGGCCGATGCGTTTGTTCATTCCTCAGCTACGAAGGCGTCGATTCTTAATGAAAAGAACCCTGCGGCCGGTCTGCCGATCGAGAATATCATTTCTGTTCTTGATGCGCAGAACCAAGCGGCTTTGAAAGTCATGCCTGCGGTGGTGGGTAAAGGCACAAATGGTCAGGTCGCTTCGACTGAAGCTCGCCTTTTCTCACTTAACGCTGACGCCCTGAACCGGACAATTGGTGGTCTGCTGTCAAAGGCATTGACGTTTGGTGTTAGACTTGCAGGTTTTGATGGGCGGGTAGAAGTAATTTTTCCGCCGGTTGAACTGCGTCCAACTCTTGAACTTGAACCGCAATACACGATGAAGTCCAGTCGACTGAAGCAAGACCTGAGCCTCGGTCTTATCGATGATATTGAATATTCGATGGAGATGTATGGTCGCCCGCCGCTTCCCGGTGCGCCTACTTTGTCGGGCACAAACTTCTTGCAACAGCAAACAGTATCGGTGAACACTGATGGCGTAACTCCTAATACCGATAGTCTCGGCCGTAGTCTTAGCGGCGAAGGTGGCAATGGAGTTGCCAAGGACAACAAAGCACAAGCTGGTAAATCTTCAAAGAAGGGCAGTCTTTCATTTGACGCTGGAAATGGTATCACCATACTGGTTGCTACAGATTCGCTGGACTCTGTTACTGAGTAACAATTAGGACTTAAGCTATGAAACAGCTTCCCATGACACCTGAGCTTGCGGATTTGATCCACAAGGCTGTCGGCCCTGATGTCGATACGACCAAGCTCGCAGTGTTTGAGACGATCGCTCTCAATAATAAGCCTCTTCCCGGCAAGGCTGGCACATTGTTTGAGAATGCGGTCACACTTCCGATTACTCTTGTTCAAATGGCCGATTATATTGACGAGGGCAATCATTTGCCTTTGATGGCGGATCATGAACTGTTTGGCGCGCCTAAAGGCCGTTTCTTCCATGCGGGAGTACGCATGGCCGACGATGGTGCGACTGAACTTCGCGCTCTTTTCTATCTTGATTCAACTGAAGCTGATCTAATTGCCAAGCTTGATGCTGGTAGTCTTGATGAAGTTTCAGTGCAGTTTCTCGCTAGCGCTATGCTATGTTCTGAATGTGGCTGGGATTACTTTGGTCCTGACAGCACTAACGAGAATATCTATGGCCGTGTGTGTGGTAATGGCCATGAAATTGGTGTGGATGGAGTTCACACGGACCTCTTGGGCTTGAATAAATTCATTGAATTGAGCTTGGTTGCCCGTGGTGCTGCTGACAAACCTAAAATTATCGGTAAGAGCGAGGCAAAGTTAGCTCCCGAAAGTGCTTATCGTCTTGCAGCGAGAGGCTTTGAACCGGACGCTCTGGTGGTCAGGGCATCGATTGGTAAGGAAGAAGTGAACATGGCCGACAATGCCAACATCATGGCGGAACTCACCACTGAGATTCGCAAGACTGCGACCCTGACGGCTGAGAAGGCTGGTCTTGAGACGAAGCTGACTGCTGCGGAGGCGTCTGTTACGTCTCTGACTGCGGAACGCGACGAGCTTCAGACGAAGCTGACGGCTGCGGAAGCAAAGAACGTGGTTCCCGAGGATTACGAACCCAGCAAGGCCGAAGCCGCTGCTGGTGTCGCGTTTCTTCAGGAGCAGCTTAATCATCTTCGAGTAGCCAAGGGCGAAACGAAGCTGGAAGGTGACGCTCTGCCCTCAAAGGTTGCTGACCTCAAGGAGCAGATCAGCACTCTGACTGATAATCTCACATCGATTCTCCCTGTCGGCGGCAAGTCGCAGGCGGCGGGCGCGGGTGAGACTGATAAGGCGGGCTTCAACGCTGCGGCCTTCTCGGTTCGCAAGTAAGGAAGGAAAGAAATCATGCCGTACAATGCTTCTGGCGTCGTCTCCTACGGGTTTCCTCAGAGTGCCGACCCATTCACTTTCACCTATCTGATCAGCGGCCTTGCCGATGATGACGCTGTTGCAGCGGCACCGGGTAAGGCGGTTGCGCAGGACGTAACTGCTGCTAGCACTGTCAAGCTGGCTGGCAACGGTGATGCGATCTTTGGCCGAGTGTATCAGGCGGAGAACCGCGCTGTTCTTGGTATCAAGACCGCTTCTATCCAGCGGAAGTTCAAGGAAAAGCTTCCGGCTGCGACAGGTCACGGTATTATCGTCGGCGACTCGGTCGTCGGCGCTGGTGGCGGTCTTGTCAAGCGGTCGCTTGATGGGTCGAGCGATCCTCTCGCCAACAACACCACGGTTGTCGAAGTCGGTGACGACTACGTCGTGGTCGAACTGTTCTAATTGAAGGGAAAATAGACCATGACTGATCTGCTCACCATTCTCCAGAACGCCAAGCCTGCGGAGCAGGTGCTGGCGGGTTTGAAGAGCGACAACCCGTCTGACTCGCTGCGCGCAGGTCAGAAGATCGTCGCGGAGGCCAAGAAGGCGCAGTTGAACCTGCCCGACTATCTCCGTCTGGCGATTACCCCTGATAAGGACTCGAAGCTGGATGGTTTCGAGTGCGCGCTGGCCTACCTGAACCTGCCGGTTCGTGAAGACTATTCGCAGCACATCGTCCTTCAGGCTGCGGCTGAGTCGTTTACGACCTATCCGGGTACTCGTGCGTTGTTCCCGCCTGTGATCGACAACATCCTTCAGTGGAAGTATCGTCAGGATCAGATCGAGAACGTCAATAACATCGTTGGTCAGTCTCGCACCATCAGTGGCGTCGAGATGATCACCACGGTTGTTGATGATTCGGCGGATGATTACCAGCAGACTGGCGTTATTGCCGAGGGCGCTAATGTGCCGATTCGCTCGCTGCGCACGTCCGAGAAGAGCGTCAAGTTCTTCAAGTTCGGCGGTGGCTTCGAGTTCACCTACGAGTTCCAGCGTCGGGCTAGCCTCGACATGGTTACTCCGTATGCGGCTCGTATGCAGCGTGAGGTCGAGATTGGTCAGGTTGCGGTTGCTACTGCCCTGCTGGTCAACGGCGACGGTGTTAGCGGCGCGGCTCCTGTCACGAATGCGACGACTCTGGCAGCGACTCTTCCGGCTGACGGTCAGCCGGTGCCGAAGACGGGTCGCATCGACTGGACTGTGTTCCTTGCGTGGCTCGTCCAGCAGGCGAAGGCAGGTACTCCGATCGATACGATCGTAGGTAACTGGGACGTCTATCTGGAGTGGCAGCGCCTGTTCGCTACGCCGACACAGAATGCTGGCCTCCCGACGATGGACATTCTCCGTCGTGCTGGTGTCGATGTGAATGTCGTCAATCCTCCTGCGGGTCTGATCCCGAATATCAACTTTGCGGTTAGCTCGACGGCTCCGGCCAACAAGCTGATCGGGTTCATCCGGGCTGAGACTCTGGAAGAGCTGGTTGAAAACGGTTCGGACATCGAAGAGAGCGTCCGCGCTATCGAGAACCAGAAGGTTCGCTATACGAAGACTGTCAACAAGGGCTATCGACTGGTCTTTGGTGACACTCGCTCGGTGCTGAACCTTAACCAGTAATGGTTCGTTCTTCTCCGGGGGCTTCGGCCCCCGGATCATTTTAGCGGAGAAAGAAAATGGCTAACACCCCTGCCCCCAAAAAGGACGAGGCTGAGAAGAAGATCGAAGCCGAGCCGATCGCCCCCGGCGAGTCGCAGGCTGATGCTGATAAGGTTACTGTCTCGACGACAGGTGACTTTATGATCATGGACCCCTATACTCTTGATATCGTTGAAGCGTCGGGCAAGAGCGAAGTTCGCAACACTACCTTCATTCAGAATAAGATCAAAGAAGGTCAGTTGAAGAAGGCGTAATCAATGATCGTTCGTGCTGACACGGCTGTCAGTTTCACAGTTCAATTCCCGTCAGGGCAACCTGACGGGAATGTTGTTTGGACCTTGTATGGTTCTGATGGCGCTGAAATTTCCAATGGTTCGGTAACTCCGCCTGTCGGTGCAGTTTCGATTGAACTCACTATTCCTTCGTCTGACAACAGTTTAGCTGCCGGTGTCTTGCGTAGTTTTCGTGATCTTGATTGGAGCTATACAACTGGCGGAGCAACTATTTCAGATACTCGCAGATATACGATAGACGCTCGCCTACCCTTAGGCGTGTCTCCTGATGGAGTACGCTCGAAATTAGGTGGTATTGAATCTACTGATCTTCCTGATAGCGATGTTCCATTACTTCAGGCTTATACGTCTTTTCGCAACACTATTACGGGCGCAATCTTTGATGCAGCAGTAACTGCTGGTTTGGATGACTTAGCTCTATGTGATGCGATTGAAGCGCTGGCAGCCCTTTCTGTTCTTCCTTCGATGCCTGTTCGCGTTGCGTCAGCGGAAGCTAGTTCGACTAATCAATATAAGCGCCAGACTATTGATTGGTCCACTCTTGCTGGCCCGTTGACTGATTTGGTGACGGCAGGATACGTGGCGCTAGTGCCGACTTATTCGGATACTTCTCAATTCAGTGACATCTTTATTCTCGCCTCTCCGGCTACTGATGCCATCACTGGTGCTGCACCAACAGGAACTTAAGTACCTGTTCGTTTAAGCTCCATGCCGATGGTGCGGTAATTCCGAAGATCAGACTGAGCCATTGGCAGAAGTTGCCATGTAGTCACTACAAGTTCATTGACCTGATCGCCATTGACCATTTCCAGCAATGGCACTTTTCGTTGTTCACCACATTTCTGTTGAATGGCATCCAACAATTCGATCTCATTCAAAAGATTAGCATCTCGAAAACTGGAAAGCCCCAAGGCAAAACTGATGGTCCACAATCCATTATCTTCACTAAATGAAAAACCGTCTGGACCAAGCAGGGTTACTTGAGGTAGTTTTGTCTCATCATTGCGAGATTCCCAATCAATATATTGCACTTGGGGATACAACCCCGTAGCGTTGAGTTCATCGATCATATCAGTTATGAAGCGCACAATCGATTTGTAAATCGGCGCGACGATTGGAGTGTAAGAGATCATAGATGGCCCAACTTGATAGAAGTTTCGTTCGCCTTCGTTTCCGACTTGGAGAGGGAAATGTCAAGGGCCGTCAACGCTACACCAACACGGCTGCCTTTATTGCGCGCAAAGTGGCTTTTAGTTACGCGCAAGATCAATACGAGTTCTATAAGGAAAATTTAGAAGCTGGGATTGAAGGAGATGTTAGACGGGAACTCACTAATCTTGCGAGCCTTTATCGACGTCATATCATAGGTTCAACTACAGATCGTCCAACAGGTATCATTAGAAGTGTAATTGGTGGCGCACAGTCTCTAGCCTTGTCCTCTGCCCTGCCACGCTGGGCACCAAGAAATGCTCGATATCTTAAACGAAAATTATCGGCCACAGGGCGCGCTTCGTGGTTTGATAATCGTGGATGGCGAACCCATAAGGGGCAACATTGGTCGCCCAGCGATACTGGATTGCTATTCGCAGAGTCGCGGGCAGATACGTGGGAAACAATATTTGGTCCCATCCGTGTTGTCTTTCGCAAGAGCCGAATCCTGACAGAAGCTGATGCGCAGGCAGCAGTCATTATTGATGGCTCCAAGAAAGCTAAAATCCAAATTGGCACTGTGAGCGTGTATGCTATGAATAAGCTAACGCCCGCTATGCTCCCCGCACTTAGAACTGGCGATCCCTCAGCAATGACGCCAGATACTGGAAATGATGAGTTGATGGACCTTGTGGCGTCTTACGATCAACGCTTAGCTTATAGGTTGGGACAACGATCTAGCCTAACAAAACGCTATAGACCGACACTTGAGCCTTTCTTGGGTTTCTTCCTAACTCGGTCAATTCCTGCTGCTATTCAAAGCCGCATTCAGCGTGGAAGCTTGGGTAGAATTACGAGGGGTTCTTAACCCCCTCGTAAAGCTCTGTTGATCATAGCAATAGCTTGCTCAGCGCTTGCTGCACCTTCTGTAATATCCTTTCGTCCTGCCATAGGATTAGAGGATTTAGGTTTATCGCTTTCACTGCCTCCGAGGGCAGCATTTACGATTGAAACAAGCGAGTTATGCTGAGACAAAGAGACAGCGGTTAGCTCTCCGAGCTTTAGCTGAATGCGTAACTGGATTTCTCGGCGAGCTAACGACCAATAAAGATCGTTTAGCTCTCCTTCGCAGACTCCGAAGGCCCAGCAGACGGCGTCGTCAAAGCTGAGTTTTCCGAACCAGTCAAGGAGGGCTTCGGTAGGAGTTCCTCGTATCGAGCGCTCAGTTCGCCCATCGCTGTCGCTCGTTTCACGAAAAAATACAGGCAATGCTCCGTGACCCAAAGCAACAGGCGTTCAACATCGTCTGAATCCAGATCAACGTCTTCAACGAGTTCTTTTTCATCGTGGATCATGCCCTTCTTATCAGTCAGGCAGCGGCGCACAATATAATCCTGAGTATGAGGATCGTGCATTACAAGCTGAACTGCGGCAGAAGGGACTGGAAGCATACGCCGAATATCCATCTCAAGACCATATGTCATCTTGATCTTTCGACCATTTGACATCGTGATCTCCAGAGAAGGACGAGGAATATCCTTCATATCAGGAAGTTCAGGCATTACTTTCCTCCAATACACGCTCACGCAGGAGACGTGCTAGTGCGGCATCCAAACTGATGTGTTTGTCCATCCCAAGGCGAATCAACTGATTGACCTTCTTGTTTACACAGGAACCTTCCGACCTAGCTAGGTCGCCAATTTCTATGTAAAGATCAAGGGGGACGCGAACAGTGAAACTACGATGAGGTTCTGAGGTCTTTTTCTTAATAGCCATTAGTTTTCCCGGCGGTTATCGATGGTTGACTAGACTTCTATTGCTTCCTTCTGCCAAGAAGTCAAGAGGCAGCTTGTAATTCACTAACTAGGAGTGCCACTCATGGCAGATGTGCAAAAGTCCGCTTTCTCCCTCTCCTCGGCGACGATCATGATGGGCAAAGCTTTCGTTGATGACGTTTTCGCCCTTCGTCCTGATAAGGACTCGATCGGCATGGTGTCTGAAGTCGCTGTTCCCGTTGATAGTTCTCTGACGTCGCTGCTTAATGGCGTGTCGCAGAGCGAGGTCGATGCCAAGCGAACGGGTGTTTCGACTACTATCACTGCAAACGTCTATGAAATGACGGCTCAGAACTTCATGCGCGCGCAGGCTATGAGCGGCGCTCCGACCGTCTCGGTCAAGCGTGGTAAGCTTACGGCTGATCTTGCTGCTAATGCTGTGTCGATGACTATCGCTTCTGATCCGATTCCGGGTGAAGCCTCTTCGGCTATTACGCAGATCACGGATATCCCCTCGGGTTCGACTCTTCTGATCCAGCGTCCCGGTGGCGAGAACGACTATGTGTTCCCGACCAAGAGTTCGGGTGCGGCTACTGCTACGGCCCCGAATTTCACTGTGCCTATTGCTGATGACTATCAGATTCCTGACGGCATGACTTTCCCTGCTGGTTCGTCGGTGTGGGTGGTTTCTCCGGTCGGCGTGGGTAACATCGATTCGGACGATCTGTTCTGCGTGAAGATCAGCGGTGTGCTGACGCAGTTCAATCGCCCTGTGGTGTACGTGGCTCCGAAGGTTCGCGTAACGAAGGGCTTCCAGCTTTCGTTCAACGAGACTCAGTATACCTCGATGCCTTGGGAGCTTAAGCCGCTTCTGATGTCGGCAACTGAAGTCTCTTCGCTGGCGCGTCTGGAAGAGGTCGGGACTCGTCAGTCGGGTCTGGTCTATGCGGGTGGTTAATAGCCTCTGACCCTTGACTTCTGCCGCAAGGGCGGGCCATAAACGGCCCGCCCTTTTCTTTTAAGGATAAGCGATGCCGAACATTCCGGTCGAACACGTTACAGATTCGCATCAGCTTGTCGCTGATGCTCGTATCGATCTATTTGAAATGACCCCCTCAGGAGGCTCAGGCGTCGTTAGATTCAAGAATGAAAATACAGTAACATGGCGAGGTAATGAATATAGCGGTGTTCCTCTCCAGATTAGTGGAGAAAAGAAAACCTCCGATAGCGGGCTTGTAATGCCGACGCTAACCATTGGCCAAGAAAATATTGATCTCTCGCTGTTCAAACCTTTGGTTTATGATGGATATCTAGATAATGCGATTATCGTAAGAATTACTGTTCTTCTTGATAATCTAATCAATAATCGTCTGATTCGTGAGCTTCAAACTTATCGCGTTAAAACTGTGCAGAGCTATGGCCGAAGTCAAATTGTGCTACAGTTAGCTACGCTCTCAGACTCACTAGGTTTTGAAATGCCTTACCGACAATTCTTACCACCTGATTTCCCCTCGGTGCAGATGTGACAGAAGATGATATTAAATATGATCATCTTGTCGGTCGCCCTTTTACTGGGGTTGGCAGGGATGATTGCTTTGCCCTTGCCCGAGAGTTTTATGAAGATAATTTCAATATCTCAGTTCTTGATGTAGCGCGCCCGCATGATTGGTCGTCTGATGAACTTGACTTGCTTCGCTTGTTTCATGAAAAGCTTGGCTTTCAAATGATTACTGACTGGAAGCCTAAAGATTTGAGGCCGGGTGACATTATGGCTATGGCGATTGGTGAGCGAAATGCCAATCACCTCGCGGTCTATGCTGGCAATAGCAAAATCGTTCATCACCTCTATGGAAAAATGTCGCGCGCAGAGGATTTGCGAGATTTTTGGTTCAACCACACTTGTTATATCCTTCGACATCCTGACGTTCCTGATCTAAGACCCGTCTACCCTGATGTGGATTTATTGAGTTTGATTCATGCTAGAAACGCTACTCCTAAAAGACGATAAAGTTGAACGGTGTGGGCTAGTCCTCAAAGACGGTTCAACAGTCGAAATCGCTAATCTTGCGGAGAACCCGGAGGAGGGTTTCGAGATGAGTGCGGAGGAAGCCCTTCCCTATATCGAAGCAGAAAACGTCAGCGGGACGTGGCATACACACCCTAAAAGCGATCCAACACTCAGTGGTGAGGATTATAAAGGCTTCCTTGCTTGGCCTGAATTGGAGCATTCGATTATTGGACGACGTAAAGGCAAGGTCGTTGTAACCCGATATCGAATTGAAGATGGAATTGTAGTCGTATGCGCTTGATTTTTCACGGTGAGCTTAAAAGGCTCTACGGTGACAGCTTTGTGATGAAAGCCGAAACGGTTCGTGAAGCCGTTGAGGGTTTCTCACGTCAGGCGCTTGACTGGCCCAAGGACATGCGAATTTCGATTGTTGGTTTCGACACAGAAGCCAAACTCTATGAACAGCCCGATGAAGTGCATTTGATGCCCTCTCTATCAGGAGGCGGCGGTAAGTTCGGCACCATTCTTCTTGGTGCGGCGCTTATCGCTGTTGCTGCTTTTGCGGCACCTCTCGGTATCGCCGCTGCGGCCACTTCTTTGTATGTGGCCGGTGGCGTCATGATTCTACAAGGTATCATGGGCCTGTTCTTGAAATCTCCGAAGCTAAATAGCAACGGAAGTAATGATCCAGACGCCTCAAAATACATATCAGTCAATCAGAATACGACCCAAGTGGGATCGCTGATTACGGCTGCTTGGGGGCGCGTCAACCTATCTGGCCAGTGGTTGAGTCTCCAGTCAGATAGTAGCAATCTTGCCTTTGGAGTGTTCCCTGCTTCTACGTCATGATAAAGGATAACATATGCAATACCCAGTTACTGAGGCCCTGAGGCAGTGGGCGACATCCGACTCCCAGACTCGCGCCATCGACGCAGTCCTAAGCAACAAAGGCAACATGCGGGCTGCTGCGCGGGATTTGGGGCAGCACCACGATACTGTCCGAAAAACTGTGAAGCGTATTGTCGATTACGCCGTGGCCCACGGATATAACCCAATGGAGCCTCATATCGGCGATCCTATCGGAGAACCGTTTGCTCTTAAGGGTCAAAGCATCTGCCGCAAATATGTTTTTGAAGAAAGTGGCGATGTTGTTCTTAAGTGGGACAAGACCAAACTTGATGACGTCGAATGGCTCGAAAAAATCAAATCTGGCGTTGAAGCCTTCATTAGTGAGCAGGAGCCTGTTCCTACGCCTGCATTACCCCCTCTTTCGCGTGACACTGACATTATTCCTTTCATCCAGATTGGTGATGCTCATCTCGGTATGTTAGCACATGAGGCTGAAGTCGGTGCGAATTTTGATCTCAAGATAGCGAAGCGTGAGCTTCTCGCTGGTGTGTTCCAGCTTATCGATGAAAGTGAACCCACCGATCGCATTTTCCTTAATGATGTTGGCGATTTCACCCACTATGAAAATATGCAGGGTGAAACTGAGGCCAGTCGTAACAGGCTCGACTTCGATGGTCGCTTTCCTAAAATGATTGATTGCTATTCGGAGGTCATGAGGGCCATCGTAGATAAGGCACTTACCAAAGCTCAGTATGTCGATGTTGCCGTTAATATGGGTAATCATAGTCGAACCAACGATATTTGGATGGCTGTGCTTCTCAAGCATGTCTATGGACATACTGGACGTGTAAATGTCCTCAACAATCACTCGCCTTTCATCGGTTATCGCATGGGAAATACCTTTGTGATGACGCATCATTCGGACAAGTGCAAACCAGCAAAGCTCGGCCATGTAATGGCTACGGACTTTGCAGCAGATTGGGGCGAGTCGAAATATCGGTATATCGATATCGGCCACATTCATCACAACATGGTGTCCAAGGAGCATCCGGGCGTGATTATTGAAAGCTGGAACCAGCTTGCCAATAAAGATCAATACGCCCACGACAATGGCTATCGCGCTCGTCAGTCGATCTCGATTGTTGAACGAAGCCGCACCTACGGCGAGAAACGTCGCCGTATTCTTCCTATCGATGAAATCCGCGATAACATTGAAGCTGCTTCTCACGCTTCAGGTACGGCAGTGCCGTATCGTCCCACTCAATTAAGGGCGTTTAGCGTTTAATAAAATCCAACCCGGCGCTTGATAGTTAATAGCTTGCGCCGGGTTCAACTTGTTGCCTTTTTCAATATTCTCTTTCGGTGTTAAAAGTTGCAAATTCCAAGGAACGTGTAACCCACAAACAATTGGAGAGACAAGAGGCACTATATGATCTACATGTTTCATATCTGCTGTTGCATATAGAAACTGTATTTCGTTTTCTTGTTCGTTGGTTAACCAGTTGGGCGTAGCATTAATTTTCTGCGCTCGGCGTTTTCCTTGTTTATGGGCATGTTCTGGAAGATGTACCTTACGATATTCTTTAGATTTTATTCTTAGGCTCTCTCGATTATTTTCACGATATATTCTACCACGCTCTAGTTCTTGCTCTAAATTTCTAGCATAAAACTCGCGCCCTCGCCGGTTATGCGCCTCACGATCTTTATTTACGTATTTAAGTTTAGCTGCCCTAGAACCTGCACTTAGATTATGCTGCTTATTGCACTCAAAACAAATACCTTTGCTTGTATATCGTTTAGCAATATGGCCGTGCTTACACGGTCTTCCGGTAAAATAATATTTCTCTCCTAACTGTTTCGCTCTTTGTCTTATCGATTTTGCCATTATAGGTTGCCCTCTAAAATCTTGATGTTCACGTTAAATACGAGCAGACCGTTCATACTATGCCGAATGCGCCTATTGAACAAGACGTAATTCTCGACGCTGATGGCCGTCCGCTCTTTTCTGCGATCGATCAATTGCAGCGTGAGTTGGGTAAGATTCAGGCTACTGTCAAATCAATCCAGCAGGACAGCTATAAGAGCGCCCAAGATTTTACAAAGGTCATTGCAGATCGCGCTAAACAGTTGCAGCAAGTAGCTGGACAACTGCGCACCTTGGCTACGGTCAAGAACACACCCGGCGCTTCTATTCAGGATTTGAACTCTAATAAGCGACTTGCTGATCTTACTCGACAAGCAACTGCTTATGCGCGAGAACTTGGCGTTGCTCGAAATGCCGCTGAGGCTATTGATGCTAAGATCGCTTCAATCAATAAGAGAATGGCCGAACGCGGAGCGAACGGGCAGTTTGCTACTCTTGGACAAACTGATCAGTTGCGGAACCTAGAGCGCGCTCAAACCGCTTTGAAGAAACTCGATCAACAGTTTGAGCAACTCCAAATTCGTGCCCGTCAAACCGGCGGGGACTTTACTCAGGAGATTCGAAATGTCGTTGCAGCCAGAGACGTTCTTTACTCAGCAGCTTCAAAAACTAAAGGCGGCTATAACCTCGGCCCTCAAATCATCGGTGTCACAGACGCTCAAGCGGCTTTGGCAGAGCGTGTTGCAAAAGCTCGCGCAGATGAAGCAGCGAATATCAACGCTGGCCTCCGCGCTCAAAAAGAAATGGCTCGGGCCGAAGTCGGACAGCTAAGCACAATCAATGAGCTTGAAGCTGCTCGCGCACTTAACGTGGCCAAAATACGTGATTTGCGCGAGCAACTTGCGGCTGCGGAAGGCAATGAAGTTCGTGAGATTCTGCAATCCCTTGAGGTTGAAAAAGCTCGCGGAGTTCAGATTAAGCAAAACACTCAAGCGCTTGTTCAACAGCAACGAGCGCAAGAGAAAGCAAATGCTGGTGGTTTAACGCCTAGCGGCTTACCCACAGGTAATAACAAATCTCGCCTTCAAAATATCCTCTCACCCGGTTACGCTGCCGCTGCCTTGGCGCGAACTAGCGTGTATGGTCTATCGGCTTTTGCAGCCTATGGAGCCTATAATTTTGCTCAAAACACTGTGTCGGACGTTGTTGGTCTTGAAGATGAATTTGGAAAGCTCCAAGCTATCTCAGATTCTACAGATACCGAAATGCAGAGCCTTAGAGCTTCTATTCTCTCTGTCGGCCAATCCTCTCGATTTGCAGTAACCGATCTCGTCAAAATCAGTCAGACGCTCGCGCAGGCTGGTGTTTCCGCAAGTCAGATGACGGATGTTCTTAAGTCGGTCATCACGTTGGCAACGGCCTCGGGTTCTACGCCCGATGAAGCTGTCAACCTTGTCACATCCGCTTTGGGTGCTTTTCAGCTACAGGCTCGTGAGGCAGCGCGCGTTGCTGATTTAATGACCGTGGCTTTGAACCGCACCAAGTTGACGGTGGGACAAGTTGGTGAAGCGATTCAGTATGTCGGTGCGACAGCTTATGAGCAAAACATCAGCCTTGAGGAATTGCTAGCTACCATCGGTGCTATTGCCCAAGGTGGTGTTCGTTCTGGTTCGACTATCGGTACGGGCCTTCGGCAGTTCATTGTCGGATTGCAGACCCCAACTAAGGCATTGACTGACGAGTTCAAAAAGCTTGGTATCACTCAAGCTGATGTCGATATTAAAACTCGTGGCCTTTCTACTGTTCTTGATACTTTGAAACAGAAGGGCTTCGGTGCAACTCAAGCTTATCAGGGCCTCGAAGTACGAGCGGCTGCGGCTTATCTTGTTCTTAAGAACAATGTTGATGTCATTGATGAACTTCAACTAGGTTTTGCTCAGCAGAATGCTGCCGCTATCGCCAATGATCGAGCGATGGGATCACTAACAGCCGCATGGCAGAAGTTCAAGAATACCGTTGAGGCCAGTCTTTCAGGTGGTCTTCAAGAACCTATAAATGTTCTAAAGAATCTTTTGGATGCTTTAACAGAACGTCTGCAAAAAATGCAGGAAGTTTCTGATCGTCTAAAACAAGAAAACCAAAATGGAACTGAAGCTTGGTATAATAAAGACCTAGCTACGCCTACGGCTCAGTTTTTAACTAATGTTCTTAACGGTGACTATGGTGGATTTAGTAATAGTCCTAATCGCCCTAAGATTGGTGACTGGATTAATAGTTGGACTGAAGGCACAAAAAGTGCAGCAGATTCTACTAATGTATATGCTGATGCTATTAAAAAAGCCTCTGAGGATGCTGACAATCATCGACAGATTCTAACTGAAGTCGATAAAGAAATTGAGCGTCTAAAGACTCAACAGAGTTCATTAATTAACAACCAAGTTCGATCTCAAACTGAGACAGTTACTTTGACGGCTCGTTTCCAAGGATTGGTAAAGTATCTCGGCACTACGAAGAACGCTTATCTCGACTTGATCAATGCTATGAACCAATATCGAGGGGAAGAATCTCATCTTCTTTCGACGGCTTATTATGGTCTTGTGGCTCAGCAGCAAAAACAGAACAATGTTGATCAAGGGGCACTCTCGAAACAAATTTCAACTATCAAGGGTAATCGTCAGCTTATGGGGTTGCTAACCCCACAAGAACGAGCCTCTCTTAATAGCCCGCAAAGCTTGACATTCCCTCAAATGATGACCGACGCCGCCTCTCGCGTGGCTAAGTCAAATACTGATTTGGCAAATGTTCTTAACGATGCTGCAAACATTGCGGCTCGACTTTCCATCGGTACAAGATCAGCGATTTTGGATCAGCAACAGGCTGGGCTTGCTGCTGCTGCATCTACTCCACTGGGTCAACAGTATACGGCTGCTTCGCAAACTTTCCAAGCTCGTTTGGCTGATCTTACTCCACAAGATCAATCAACTCGGACTAAACTCGGTGGCGCTCTTTCCAAAGATATCACGACCTATCTTAATCAGTTGAATGCCAAGCTTCCTAACATCAAGCAAACTGCTAATCGCCAGTATGTTCAGGATGCTATTGATTTTCTGAATAGCCTTTTGAACCAAGTTTCTGCGGCGATTAAACCCACCAAGGAGGAGCTAGCTCAAGCTAAGCAAGACGCCGCAGATCAGCGTCGCCAAGAAGCTGAACTTCGTAAGCGTCCGCTGATTACGCAGCAGGATATTGATAACTTAGGGCTCTCTCTAGGTCTTAAGCTTGGCAGCGGAATGCGCAGCGCAGCGGCAGAAGATGCGCTACATCGACGTGGCCTTACAACAGCCACAGGTCAAACGAGTGCCCATGTTACAGGCCACGGATTTGCTCGTGATTTTCTCCTTCGTGGTGTAAGTGACCAAGAGGCCGAACGTGCTGCGGCAACTATACGCGCCTTGGCTAAGTCCAAGGGGATCGATGCGTATGTGAAATATGAGCGCGGTGGTCCTAATGATGGAACTGGCCGTCATATTCATGTTGGTGTTAGGGCGGGCACTCGCTTTTCCAAGGATCGAGAGGGAACAAACGCTGATCGTTACGACGCGCAGCTTTCTGAAGCGCAAACTCAGCTTGATAAGACTAACCTAGCCACGCAGCTTAAAGAGGTGGCTAACGCAACCTCTCAATCAGCATTTCAACAAGCCTTTAATTCAGCAAAGCAAGCGCTTTCGACAGTGAACACTGATCTTGAAAATGCTGCAAAGGATGAGCTAGCTTCAAAAGGTATCATTCCGGGTTCGCCTGAATATCAGGCCAAGATGGCTCAGGTCCAACAAGAAGTTGCTCAAAACATTGAGCAGTTCCAACAGAAAATTGGCGAGGCAATTGTCAAGAGCGTAGATGCACAGCTTAAGGCGGCTCAACATGCTTTCGACATGGCTACTGCTCCATCTCAAACGGCTCTCGCAGTTGCACAAGCACAGCAAACTGGATTGTCTAATTATTCTCTAAAGAATAAGGTGCCTGATTATGTGAATACACTGGCTCAAGCCCGCGCGCAGCAAGCTCAAGAAACTGCTGATCGAGCTAAGCTCGCCGCGCTTCCCGCTCAGATTGCTGCTGTTCAAGGACAAAAGTATGGCTTGCTCGGCGACTTGGTTACGGGCACAGGCGATTTTGATACTATTTCTGCCAAGGTTAATGAGCTTGACACCACGCTCAAAGATTTGATGACAACACAGGCATCCCTCAAAGCCCAGTTGGAAGCTGGAAGTTTGGTGCCTACAACTTTTTCGGAAGGCTTAACAGACGCTATTGCTGCTTATCGTCAAGTCCATGACATGACCAAGAGCTTCAAAGGTGAAATTATCGATAGCCTTGGTGGTGCCCTCGATACTTTGGGACAGGGGTTCACTGATTTCTTCACTAACATCATGAATGGTTCTCAAACTGTATTACAGGCATTTGGTAATTTTGCCAAATCTATTGAGAAATATATGGTGGAAATTGCCGCCAAGGCTGTTGCGACTAAGGTATTTGATATCTTATTGAATGTGATTGGCGGAGCCTTCGGCGGTGGTGCTAATAGCGCTGGTGTCACTAGTGGCACGGGTGAAATCTATAATAAAGGCGGTCGAGTTGGCGACCCCTCTGGCATGATTTATCGCGCTAGTGGCGGTGAAGTTATGAACGGAGATACTGGCCGAGATAGTGTGCAAGCAGCTTTGACTCGCGGAGAGTGGGTAATTCAAAAACCTGCTGTTGACAGTCTTGGTAATAAATTCATGGCAAACCTTAATAATCATGGTGCTAAAGCATTAGATGGTTTGCAGAAGATTCCTCAAGTGAATGTGCTTCCAAAGCAGGAAATGGGCGTCTATATTGTTGCTCCTCAGCAGCAGCCTAGCCTTGACAAGAATGATGTTCTTGTGGTGATGCACAATGATATATTGAATAACGGTCAGACCAAGAAGCTGATCAAACTTATTTCGCAAGGTGGATAATGGACACTTTCAATTTTTGTCCTGAGAGTCTTGTTCCAATTACCCTTCCGCCGGATGCGGCCAGCGCTATGTCATTGAACGGGTGGCAATTTACTTCTCGACCCACTGTGCCTTATCAAAAGAGCTTTCAGCTTTCATTGTATGGACTACAATGGATTCTTGATCCTGTTACTGGATTATATGATTCAGCCACAGATGTTACTCACAATGCGCGCGCTCTAGAACTTTTCTATGAACAGCATGGCATTTGGGCACCGTTTTATTGGACACATCCGCATATCGGACAGCTCACCGTTCGCTTCAAATCTGCTGTGTCTGTTCCTGAGGGAGATCAAAATAGCGGCGGATTGATTGGTAAACCCGTGACAGTAAATCTCATTCATCATAATCCGGGGTTCTAAGATGGTATCGCTTAAAACTTCAAGGCAACGATTTGAAACTCAATTCACGGTGCTGGATGGGGGAAGCGGCACATTCATGGGTGAGCTAACAGACACAGAACAAACTTCTCAACCTTCCTATATCTTTGTTCCCCCTCGTCATGTTCTCCGAACTCAATATCCTACTCCAGTAAAGTTAGGAATGGTTATCCAAGGCATGACTGATTCTAAATTCATGGTCGGTGATAATGGACCATCTGAAAACTGGCGCGGTGTTCTCTGGCAAAGCTTTCGCTTGTTTGAAGTCACTGGCCAATATGAGTGGCGGAGACGCACTTTTACTGTTGATCCAATTACACGACAGAAAAAGGATACTGGCCAAACACAGCTAATTGGCAATATATGGGCGGCTCTTGAAACGCTAGATCGCCTTCAGACTGATCGTGAGATTCATTACGATTTCAGTCAAGATCGCATCATCACTGGAGCTAATATTCTGCAAGACGATTTAGTCGACAACCGCGCTGTTACACAGGTCGACAAACAGCTAGGACTTTATATAGGAACACTCACATAATTAATTTGTGAGAGCTATGGCAGAAGTCATTCTTAAAGGCGCAAGCAAGGGCGGTGGAAGCAGCTTCCAGCAGACGCCTGATAACCTGCGCTCGAATGATACCTTTGAAGGCGTTCTTGGCATCGGCATTGGACCGATGCGAGGGCCTACTCGCGGCCTTAAATCTATCAAGATCAATGGAACAGCCGTTGAGAACGAAACCGGCGATCTCAATTTTGAGAATTTCATTGTTAATGTTGGCGACGGCGATCCAGCCAAGTTCCCGCAAATCGTCCAGCTAAAACTTGGCCAAGGTGCTGCTCCTCTCCAAATCGGACTTTCTATCACCAACTCAAATACGAGTGGACCGGGTGATTGGATCACGCAGACAATCAACAACACTAATGCAGATTTTCTCGATCTGCGATTTATTGTTAGCGAGCTTTATAAGCAGACGAAGGACGGTATCTACAGCGATACCTTGAGCCTCGACATTGAAATGAAGCCGGTTGGGTCCACGACATGGATCAACCCTGCTTTGAATGTCCCCACTGGCAGTTATAATGAACAAGGTCAGTATGTTGAAGGTACTGGTCAAGTTTACGTCCCTCGGAAGTATTACGATTCTAACGGGAACTGGATTGCTCAAAGCTCGAATTATAAAATCACTGGTAAGACGACTAGCCCGGCTGTTTATGAGCTTCGCATCGCAGTTCCAAACACTGGGGATTACGC